TTACGTCGCTGGCAATGCAGCTGATACCGATTTGATACCAATTTGCAGCTTTTCCAGCTCGCTCCAGTCGGAGCTTGAGTTAATCCAACGCGCATAAGTTGACAGCAGCATCTGAACGCTGTGGCCAAGCTGTTGGGAGATGAATGCGGGGTTGAGGCCGGACATTAAGCATATTGTCGCATAGGTGTGACGGCAGTTGTATGGCGGCCGGTAACGAATTCCTAGGTCCTTCAGCACCGGCCGCCACTGGTGATGCAGGTCCGAGGTCTGCTGAACGAACTCTGCGCTCTTCGACGGCGGGAACACGAACGGTGTTTCGATGACCCGTCCCTTTCCATTCCTGCGGCGCTCGGCGTAGTTCTTTGCGAACTCGAGCGCGCGCAAGGCCCTCTCGTTGAGCAGTACAAACCGGTCTTTGCCGGTCTTGGTGCGCTCTACCACCTCGCCCAATGCGACTGTGCGTCGCACGTGGGCTACCTTCTTATCCAGATCAACCGCATCCCACCGCATCGCCAGGCCTTCGGACAGGCGCACCCCGGTGAAAAACACGAACTCAAAAAAAGCCGCATAAATTTGGCTGGGCCAGTGAGCGTGCTGGTACAGCTTCTCAACTATCTGGTTTGCCTCGTCCAGGGTGAAGGGGTCGATTTCCTTTCGTGATCGTTTCGGCAGCTCGACTGCGGCGGCGGGGTTCTTCGTTATCAGCCCCTCCTTGAGCGCCGCGCTGAGGATTGTCGAAAGCCTGATCAGCGCGTTTCGCTTCACACCTGGCGAGTGCCATTCGGTGCTGGTGATGATGCGTCGAATGGTTGTCGTCGAAATCAGGTCCACCTGGGTGAGGGCCAGCGTAGGCATCCAATAGAGGTTGAGCGCGCTTTTGTAGTTCTGGCGGGTGCCGGGTGTGATTTCGCGGCTATCGAGCCAGAGCTGGGCGTACTCGCCGAACGAGGGTTTGCTACCGGCGACGGTCTGCGAACCCGGAAACAGCTCTGCGTACTTGTCCTGGTCAAGCAGCCCAAGCCTGTTGAAGCTGACTACCTGATCGCGAAGCTGGGATGCAGCCTGGATGCCTTTTTGTGTCGGGGGATAGGGGAGCGTTTCACATCGACGGATACCGCCCCATGTGAAACGAATCCGGAGGGAATTGCGGAAGATTTCGACCCCGCGGGGCAAATCCATTGGCTTTCGAGCCATTCGTCGTACCTTCTTTTGCTGTACATGATGCGGCCGTGGATCTTCATCCATACGCCTTCGGGGAAAACCGAGCGCAGGCGCCGGCCTTCGAGGGATCGCTTCGTGCAGCCAAGTAGTTCGGCCATGCGCTGCTCGGTGACTTTGTCGAAGTCGCCGCTCTCGGCCTCTTTGTTCATGGCAATAGATCTCCATGCCCGCGCATGTCGGCAGGCTTCAGGTTTAATGTGGGGGGGAGGGAGAAAAGAGGGATGCTTAGCTGTCTATGGCGTATTGCTATCATTTCTTTATGTTTGGGCTACATTCGCGCTATGAGGAAATCAAGAAATGCCTAATGGTGACAAGAGGTACCATGCCTATCAGCTCCTTAGAGAGCTCGACAGACTGACATCTTCAATGATGAATCAAGTCGCATATGGCCGAGTTGGCGGACCTCTTTGGGAGGAGGCCTTGTTGTTGCAACGAAAGGCGTTCAACGAGTGGATGGCGTATGCAGATACTCTGAGCGTCGCTGACGTCCAAGAAACCCAGCTGGATGCTATTAGGGTCCGCAAGGTAGAAAACCAAGAGTGATGTGATCCATCACCTTTATGCCGTACTTCAACCGCTTGATGTCCGTTTTTGATGCATCCATCTTGCCACAAGCCCAGCGCTTCGATGACGTTCTCGGTTGCGCTGGCGCCCGTGGCCAGCAGCAGGAGGCAGAGGGCGAGGCGGGTCATGGCGTCACCACCCGGCGGCCCCACCAGCACACCGGACCGTCGTCGGTGTCGTGGATTGCCAGGCAGAACCAGCCATCACCATCGGGCCGGTAGGGTTCCCAGTAGCTGCAATCCGGATCGTGGCTTTCGAAGTAGCGGTCTGCGATAGCCTCGTCGGCGCCATCGAGGCTGACCATGGTCACCTGCAGACCCTGCGCAGCGATCCAGGCTTTGCACTTTTCGCCGTCGCCTTCGTCGAAGTCGGGCAGCTCGGGGTGCTGGTACATACCGTATTCGTCGCGCACGACAGGTGCTGGCTGGATCAACTTCATTTCTTCAGGCATGACTTTCTCCTGCCGAAAACACGGCAATGGTTGGGGAGTTGTACGTTTATTTAGTGTTGTATTGATGCTGTATAGGTTTTGAGGCCGACCGTCTGAATCACATCGAAAAGCCATGCTCTCGAATGGCCGATGCTGTCGTTTTGGGTAGGCTCAAGAGCTGACAACAAAGAAAAGGACCTGGAGATGAGGCATCGCGGCCAATGCTATTGGGCTTGGGCAGACCCTCGATTGCACACTCGAACCCACGATGAAGCACTCGATGACGGCACGACCATCGACGTTCAAGTGAGGCTGTCTCCTACTGGGGCTACTCAGATGTTTATCGGTGTGTACGCCGCCTGCGGCATGGTGATCGTTGAAGAGGCCTACGACTCCAGGCCCAACGAATCCATGACTCGAGCTCTTGCTTGGGGAGTCGGCCGCGCAAGGCGCCTGGCGGTTGATCCAGAGCCGGTACGACGGGATACGGGCAAGAAGGCCTGAGCTACGGAACGCGAACCCACCAAGACTGCGCGTAGGCCACGCCGTCGATGATCTCGATGCCAGTGAACGTGGCGCCCATGGTCGACATACCAGTCATCACCGCCTCATACAGCGGCGGCAGAAGCGGCTCGCCCGGGTGAATCTTCAGGATCGACGCAGAGCTGGAAGGCCGGCCCATGGGTGAGAACGCATCGACGCACAGGTGCACGTCGCCTCGGATCGGCACGGCGGTGTTGATCTCTTTCTTGCTGCGGGGCACGCCGCGCACGCGCATTGGAACGATGAGGAAGTGCATAGAGAGTACTGTTCAAATAAACAGTATTTTGTTCCCGCTTCGCTCAGCCGTCGATGGCGGTTCGTCGGGTGGAGTACAAATGTTCTCCTGCCGAAGTTTTTCGCTACAGGATGGGGCTCGGCTGGAGCGCGAGACCCTTTACGGCCTCGCTGTAAATGAACTTGATCTGCTCCCACGGGATCGTGTGACGTTGCGCGTATTCACCTTCGCCATCGCATATTTCGCATCCTTCTGCTGGCTCCTCCAGGTCAATGCATTCCGGGCATTCGCGAGTGACCTCCAGCTTGAACTCACCGAGCAGGAGTGCCTTGGCGCCGTTCTCGGCCGTGAGCCGCCTGGGCATGAGGCAGTAACCATCTGGGATAGACGCCACCGGCTCGACCTGGTGCGTAGGCAGCTTCCCTCGGCACTTGTTGCAGGCATGGATATGACGGTTCTCTACCCCCTCCAGCAACCCGCTTCCGTGCCACGGGTGGTAGCTCGGGGTCAGCCCACAGTAGTCGCAGGGCGGATAGCCTTCGGCCTCGCCCTGGTGCTGGGCATTGGCGTAGACAGCAGTCAGCTCAATGCCTTCTGCGCGCAGGTCGTGTGCTCGATCTGGATCGCTGGTGAACTCTTGACCGCCCTCGTAGACCCAGCCCAGGGGCTGGGCGGCTGTCAGAAGATCGGACAGGCTGATGTCTGGTGCCTTGCACTGGGCAGCATCTATGGCAGCCATTGCCAGGTCGCGATCACGCATACCGGGGACGACCTTCAGCAGGGTGATGCAGGCAGTGGCAGCCTCAACCTGCTGCTCGGTCCAGATACTGCGCTCAACCAGCATGTAGCCTTCGGGCACGCTGACCATCTGTTCGGTGTTGCTGTATCGGTTTTCTGTGGGCATGGGGATACCTCGCTGGATCGTCTACAGTTGAGCAATCTGCCAAAGAATGGGGTGGTTCATGACTTGTTTCGTCTGCAGGGGTGAGGCTGAACAGCCTCCAGGGTATGGCGGTGACTATCGCTACCTATGTGGTGGCTGCGGGGAGTACAGGGTGTCGACATCCCTCTATGACACCATCCGCACAAGAGTCTTCGACGTGGGCAGGACTCGTGAGGAGCTTGCTCGACAGCGGCTTGAACGCAGTGGTGCAGAAGGATGGGGTGCTCAATTACCGGTGCTGAACAGCATGCATGAGTACCTGCTCATCGATCCCGAGTGAGCTGGGCCTGGATGCGCTGCCCGATCCATCGGACGACGAACACGGCCTTGCTGTTGCCGATCGCCTTGTAGCGCGGGCCATCGGGGCATTCATCGGCGGGCTTACCGCGATAGGGGATGCGGGTGTGGTCGCCGGGGAAGCCTTGCAGCCATTCGCACTCGCGCGGAGTAAGGCGGCGCACACCAGCCCCCCCATTAACCATTGGCTGGCCACGGCCAGTGCCGTCCTCGCTGGCGTCGAAGCCCTCAGCCTTCAGTGTGTGCGTGATGTCACCGGTGATGCACACCGCGACTTGGCCGCCGGCGTTGGGGTGACTTGATCCGTGCCCCATGGCTCGGAGTGTTGGGGCGAGGAGCCCGGCGTCGGCGCCGTGGTCCTTGCAGCTGAAGGCGAGCAGGGCGTTTTCCTGGCCACTGTTCCGGCCCAGCGGGTGGGCCAGGCCGTAAAGCACACCGGGATCCTGCGTGCCGTGCACGACCAGCATCCCGTTTTCTGCGTCTTGCTGGGTCGCGCTGCCGGCTGCCTTTCCATTTGCCTGCAGAGTTGGGGCGACCAGATGGCTCGCCATGGCGTGATCCACGTCGCTACCGCCATCAGTGCTTCGAAGCGTTCCGGCGACACGATCTTGGATGCAGAACGTCTCACTCTCCATGTCCATTCTGGTGTCCTTGGCGGTAAGCGTCGCGGACTGGCTGACATCACTCTGGAGGCTGTGGCCGCCATACGCTGGCACGCCAGCCAGTACCTCAACCGCTGGACCTTCGTCGCCCTCGCAGTTCGGGCACCCGTACTGGCCCAGGTCTAAACCGAAGACGTACCCGCACCCGCACTGGAGCGCAGGGCCGAATGGAGCTCGTCCGGCAAGGTCTTGCCCCTCGCCTCGGCGCGGCGGAGTATCCCGGCGCACGCCTTCGCGCTCAAAAAGTACTTCGAGGGGATCGAATCCTGCTCGAGCACTTGCGACAACGAACACACGGCGGCGTCGTTGGGCCAGGCCGAAATATTGGGCATCCAGAACCCGCCATGCGACTGTTCGCGTGGGTCCATACACACAACCAGCGTCCTTCCATTTGCCCCCTGGCGGCTGGAGTTCTTCGGATTCGCCCACCAGGGCGCCGAGGAAGCAGCCAAACGCGTTGCCTTTGTCGGAGAGGACGCCTGGGACGTTTTCCCAGAGACAGGCGGCCTCGGGCTCGCCGCGCTTTGTTCGAACATGGTCAATTGCATCGAGCAGCTCCACGTATTTGATGGTGAGGGCGCCGCGTGGGTCGTTGAGGCCTTCGCGCATGCCGGCCACGCTGAAGGCCTGGCATGGGGTGCCGCCGACCAGGGCGTCAGGCGCCAGGATCTTGCCGGACAGAACCATGGCGGCCAGACGTGTCATGTCGCCGTGGTTCGGTGTTTTCGGGTAGTGGTGAGCCAGTACCGCGCTGGGGAATGGCTCGATCTCGGCGTACCAGGCCGCCTGCCAGCCCAGCGGGTGCCAGGCCACGGTCGCAGCTTCGATGCCGCTGCAGACGCTTCCGTAGGTGATGGGCATTGGTGATCCTCGCCGGGGAGGCGTTATCGTTGGATAGGGGAAGGCGCTGGCGGGCAGCGTTTCGGATAGGTCTTGGTCAGCTCGCCGTTGACCGCATGGCCTCGGCGCAGGATCAGGTTCGCCAGTGCGGCGCGGTCTTTCTGGCTGTGGCTCGCCTGGGCGAGCAGGCCGAAGTAGCTGTTTGCTGTCTCGCGCAGATCCTCCGCCGGCGCGGCAGCGGTGCGCTTCATTGCCTGGACCACTGATCGTTTGCGGGTAGTGCGTCGCCAGGGCTTGATCACGTGCCCGACGAAGTCCACGCCACGATCAATTGGCTGCAGGATGGTCTTCTTCGGGTTGAGCCTGGCGCCCAGGCTTGGCAGGAACTGCTCGATCCTGTGCAGCCACTCGTTCAGCTGCTGCGCTGAGTCGTGCAGCAGCACGAAGTCGTCGACGTAGCGGATGTAGTGCTTTGCCGCCAGCTCGTGCTTGCAGAACTGGTCCAGCGCGTCGAGGTAGACGTTGGCGAAGAACTGCGACGACAGGTTGCCGATCGGCAAGCCAAGATGAGCAGGCTGCGCGGTCAGTCGCTTGTGCTGCGGTACCCGATTGAACAGGTGTGCCGGGCTGCGCACGTCGTAGTTCTCGCGCGGGTCGTGCATAAGCACCTGCAGGGTCAACTGCTGCCACCATGGATCGGTGACTCTGGCTACCAGCTGGCGGCCCAGCACGCGCTTGTCGATCGCGACGAAGAAGTTGGCCAGGTCGCACTTCAGGTAGAAGCCGGGGCGGGACCAGTTCTGCGTCTGGCTCCGGATCTTCGCCTCAAGGCGCTTGCCGGCGTACAGCGTGCCTCTACCTGGGATACAGGCGCAGCTGTCCACTATGAAGCTGCGCTCGATGCCGGGGCCGATGCGGTTGTACAGCAGGTGGTGCACGATGCGGTCGCGGAAGTCGGCGGCCCACACCTCGCGGGCTTTTGGCCGGGTGACCACAAAGCAGATAGAGCGGCCTGGCCGGTATTGGCCGGTGACCAGGTCGCGGTGCAGCTCCGTCAGGTTCCGCTCCAGGTTCACTTCGAAAGCCAACGCGCTGTTGCTGTTGCGCTTGGAGCGCCGGCAATCGTAGTAGGCCTGGACCAGTTCGCTGAACGGGTAGGGCGTTGAATCTGCGGACGGGGCGGACACGGAGCTCGTTGTTCTTGTCGTTGTTGTTCTGATAGCCATCATCGAAGTTCATGTTGAATGCGTTGTTGGCGGAGCGCTGCGACCTGTCGTGCTATCTACGTCGGCCTGCCGATTGCTCGGCGGACAAACTGCGCTGGACCTACACGGACGCTTTAGGCCGGCGGTATCCATGGTGCGCATGGCGGTGACCCATCGAGTCAGCGGCACGACCAGATTCAATTCGCACAGGCCTGAAGGCCGTAACCTTCAGGCAGCGGGCGCGGATGGGGTGAAGCGTTTCCAGGCGTTGGCCTGCTTGCCGATCGATGTGGTGACTTCCATCGTTCTGGCGTGCTGGTCAACACTGATGAAGCGGTTGTCCTTGAATAGCCGCATGAGCAGTTCGATGACCTGGACCTTTTCGACCAGTACCGACAGGTGTGGTCGCTTGTCCTGCGTCGCGTTTGCCCGGGCAATGAGCATGAGCACGTCAATGCACTCGTCGATCACGCGCCGACCCAAGGACTGCTTGAGCTCGCGCGGGATATTCCTGGTGAGGTTCGTGGCCATCTGCAAAAGGCCGCTGGCGGCCCTGTAGATTGAAAGCTCGGTGTGCATTGCCATGTCATGCCCCTCCGTGGGCGGCCGGTTAAATGAATGAATTACTGAATAAGCTCGCTGCGGACGGGGCGGACACGGAGCTCGTTGTCCTTGCCGTAGTTGTGCTGAAAGCCATCATCGAAGTGCATGAAGAAAGCGTTGTAGGCGGAGCGCTGCGTTGACGACCAGTACGCCCGAGGCTGGAAGGCCTGCTTGCCGCCAGCCTTGAACGCTTCAACTGCGGTCTGGGCTGGCAGCTCCTCGGTGTACAGCAGGCCGACTGGAGCGCTATGCGGGTTGTCGCCATCGCGCCCCCAGCAGTAGTTGCTGTCGATGGTCGGTTTGAGGTTCCGGTATTGCGGCTCCTGCTGATCACGAGCAGGAATCGCCCAGTCGCTGTGCCCGCCTATGGTCAGGCCGAGGACCTTCTGTGCCAGCTCGCTGCCAGCGGCGGCCATCGCTTCAGTATTGGCCCGGCCATCGAAGAAGCTGTCGGCGCCCTCGACTTTTACCCCGTATTTGCCCCACTCGCCGACGAGTTCATGCTCGGCGCTGGCAGTGATGTTCAAGTAGCGATTGCCGGTCACTGGGTCGCGAGTGATGCCGGTGACGAAGCCGCCGCCGTAGGCCTGGCCGATGACCGGGAGTTCTACTGGTACCGCTTTCTCAACTGCGCTCATGTGCTGCTCCTTTTGTGCAGGCAACAAAAAAGGCGCTGATGCGCCCCTGGTCGAATGAATGAAGGATCAAATAAAGAATCTGCGGACGGGGCGGACACGGAGCTCGCCGTCCTTGGCGTCGCCGTACTGATAGCCACCATCGAAGTGCATGAAGAATGCGAGGTAGGCGGAGCGCTGCGAGCTGCTCCAGTACGCCCCCTCGGTGATCAGCCGGTGGACCCAGGCCTGGTAGAGCTGGGATGCGGCCGGGAGGTCGAAGTCGGCATGGCCGTCAGCGCTGTATGCCCGGGCTGCTTCAGCGGCAGGATGGCCGCCCTCGTCGATCAGAATGTCGGTGTTGGCCTTGCCATCGTGCCGGCTGGTCGCTTTCGATTCGGTGTTGCGGCCACCCCACTCGAGCTCGCCAACATCACAGTCGGCGAAAATGAGGTAGTGCGCTGGCACGTCACCGATGGCCGGTACGAAACCGCCGTTGATGCCGCCTTCGCCGGGCCATGGTTGGCCGACAGCAGGGATACCGGTCTGCGCGATCGGCTGAACATTGGCCGCAGGAGGTAGCACCTGGGCGAACACGCTGGCGACCGCCAGCTTCGCGAGGGAGGACGCCGGCATCTTGATCGTGGTGTCGCCGTGCTTCAGGGTGATCATTTCGGGTTTCATGCTGATTCCTCGTGATGATTTTCGTCATTGCCGACACGCAGTGCTTCGCGCCGGCAGAAATTTTCGAGCTTTCGCACCACAGATTGAGAGAGAGTGATTTCGTGGCGCGGCGGGCTGAGAAGAGGCAGCGCACCACCAGGGCCAAGCGCGTGCAGGTGATGAATCATCAACGTCATCGCCTCGCCCTGTTCTTCGATCCCGGCCCAGGCCATCAGCTCCTGCAGGGCCTGCTTAGTCCCTGGTCGAACCTTCAAGCGCAGGTCTTCTTCCTGCACGTTCGCGGACTTCTCGCGCCTGCGCCGGTCGCGCGCGGCCTGGTCCATCGCCATATGACGCCTCCTTTAAACCGCTGGGCGGCAAGTGAACGTGCAACTGCCGGCGGCGCTGCTGCACTCTGTTGTTGATGCGCCTCATTGGGCCGCCTGGAATTTGATGTCGAACTCTTTCTGGATGGTCGAGATCAGCGCCCTGCTGACACCCAGCGCCTCGGCGGTATCGGTTCTGTTCATGCCCTGTTCTTCGGCGCAGTACCGCACGAACCCTGAAAGCTCCTCCCGGCGCCGGCGGCATTCGTCGTGCTCTCGGGCCTTGGCCGACTGAAAAGCGATGCCGTACTTTTCAGAGAGCTTGAACAGCTGCTTCCTGGATAACCGGGTGGCCTCCATCACTTCGGCCTGCGTCATGGTTTTCGACATTTCGCGGATTTCCACGATTCGCCTGGCTTCTGCCGCGCGCTTCTTCTGGGCCTCCGACTTGATGGAAAAGATCTGATCGGAGCCAGCTGCCTTGGGCGGGCGGGGCTTGTAGTTGAACCCTTGGAGCTCGACCACCCGTCCGCCAGATGCGAAGAAGGCAGCCTTAGCTGCCTCCAGTTCTGCCTGGCGCTGGGCGCCGGCGATGATTTGATTGTCGATCATGCTGCCTTGCTCCTCAGCTTGGCCTCGAAGTCATCCACCAGCAACTTGAACTGCCAGAGATCGACCTCAAGTTGCTCGATATAATCGTCGTCGCGCTTGAATTCAGCCCACCAGAGCTGGCGCCCTACAGCCTCCAGGGCGGGACAGTACATGCCGACGTGCCAGAACTTTCGGCCAGTGATCCACATGCACCCTTGGACCTGGTCCATGATCCCGCTGGCGTCGTTATCGATGTGGAAGGCGCGGAGCTTGTCCGGGGCGATAAAGCACTTGTACTCGCTGCCACCGTCCTCGCCGATGAGGCCGTCAGCACTGGCGCCGAACGCTCCGTCGTCGGTGGTCACGAATCCTGCCCGCTGGACGATCAGGCCGGTCTGCATTTCGTGCTCCATCCGAGCCATGGGTTCCAGCTCGTGGCCGCGCTTCATCTGCCACGTCTCGAAACCGTTATCCAGTGCCTTGCCAGCGATTCGCTCAACGGCCAGGTTGAAGGCGTAATTCAATGCCGCTTCAGTGGGCTGGCCGACGGGTTTGCCCTCAAGTGCACGATGGATAGATTCGGCACGCGGGGCAGTCTTGTAGCCAGCTGCAGCGCGGGCCTCAGCCTCTGGCGAGCCGGCAAGTATTGCAGTCACGTATGCCTGCTGCTTCTCGTCCAGGCCGCCGGTGCGCGAACGGGCAACACCGAACATGCTGGCAGTGATGCAGCCTGCGCGCGCCCGGTGCCACTCGGCGCTGCCTTGTTCGCATTCGATGAGGATCATTGCGGTTCACCCTCCAGGGTCACGGGTTCCAGATCAAGCAGTTCTGCGCGGCGTTTCTCTACCTGCGTCTTGAACTGGCTGTATGCGGCCATGTCTTTGGCGGCCTTGATGTCGGCCAGGCCGGCCTGCCAGATCTGCTGAAGTGAATCGACCGACTGGGACGAAACTGCCTGGTCGATCCAGCGCCGCGCCAGATCAGCATCTGCCTGGGGCTTGCCGTTGATTGTGGAAAGACCTTCGTTGCCCTCGGTGTTGAGGTAGTGGATGGCCTCTTCCAGGCGCTCGGTTTTAGGCCAGTACTTGTAGGCTCGCTTAACGCAGGTTTTCTTGGCCATCTCGCCCCAGTCGGTAACCCATGGGCATGACTTCTGCTTAGAAATCCAGGCCTTCCAGGCGCTGGACCGGTCGCGGATTGCATTGACCTCGTCCACGCTCATAGTCTCGGTCAGGTAGTCCCCGTCGGCTGTCTTGACTACCACGTAGACGCCGATCACCTCGCCGCGATCCTTGGAGAAGGGGTTGTAGGAGTGAGTGGGCGGCTTGTCGAAGCCGTTAAGCGAGAAGTTGTCGCTCGTGTAGACCAGTTCCGACTGAGCCCAGCGGATGGCGCCAGTGTTCATTGCCAGGTCCATCAGGCCGATGTAGCTGATGTCCAAGCAAATCCTGCCGTCCCGCGGCACCAGGTAGGCCTGTTTCTTGGCTGGGTTGAGGCTGATGCCTATGGCGGCGATGTTGGTCACCGCGTTGACCACCGACTGCCTGTTCTGGACGGCCAGCTTCATGGAGTAGTCGTTGGCGGTGATGGTCTGAATTGCGAATTCGGCCTCACGCTCGAAGTTGAGAGAGCGGTCGGTCAGCACCGAGGCGAAGGAGTCGCGGGTGCCGTAAATGTCCTGGGAGATTGTGGCAACGGCGTTGCTCATGATCGCCTCCGATTGAGGTTGGGGAAATGCCAGGTCACCCAGATTGGAGGTACGCTCCAGGCCCTGGCTGCGGTGGATGGTTGCGCGCGCTCGCCGCTTACGCTCCCGGAGGGGTACGGTTATCCCCGATGGGGCCCGCCGTGCGCCGGGTGTGAATTCAGGAAGTGAGGGTGCCGGCCAGGGCGCTCAGGAGGAGCCAGCCGGTGCAGAAGGTGAGGGCGAAGAAGGAGCCGCGCCAAGTGGCGATGCGGCGCGCCCGTTGGTAGCTGGTCATGATGGGGATTCCTCATCTGCCAAGCGGTAGTCCAAAAATAGGTGCCTGAACCACTTGCGAGTTTTTCGGCCGCCCTGATGAAGCGGGATTAGAGTCACCCGTTCAGTTTCTGAGTCAAAAGAATCAAGGCGATACGGGCCGCCGCATCGGTTCTTGATCATGGTTTTGCCCATGGACGACGAGACCCGCTCAAGATCGCGCTGACGCTCATCCATGGCGCACCTCATACCCAACCGTCCACTCGCCGCAGATGCAGGCCCGGCACTTCCAGGCAGCGGGATTCTCAATACTGGCCAGCGCCGCCTCATTCACCGCGGCGGCGAACGTCGGGCCCTTGAACAGCATCAGAACCCGGTCGGCCGGCATGGCCTGGGCCTCGGGCAGCTCGGCGACCTGCTCGTCGATGAGCGTCTTCACGATTGGCGTGGTCATGCAGCCTCCTTGCGCCGTTCGGCAATACGCCGGATGCGCTCGCAGTAGTGTTTGAACTCGTTGGAGTCGATGGCCAAGAGAGAGAAGTAGGCAACCACCAAGGTCTCGGCCTTGGCCTCCTCCACAGGGCCAGAGCCCGGTAAAAGCATCGTCTCCATTGCGGCCTCGATGGCGCTAACTGCCAGGCTATGAGGGCTCATAGCCGCGCCTCGTCTGCCTCGTACTGCAGACCCTGATCGGCGTACTGGTCGAGCATCGACTCAGCGATCTCGTACAGCTTGCCTCGGCAGTGATCGCTCTGGCCGACAACATCCTCGACCATGCTTTTCACTGGGCCACCGGCCTGTGCCTGGAGCAGGAGGAGGGCCAAGGCGTTGAGGTCGTCCTTCTCAGCCTCCTGCAGAGCGCGAAGGTGCTCGGCCACCTTGGCCACGAACTGGTCTTGGCGGACGCCAACCGGGCCACCAAAGCGTTGCCGGATAAGCACGTCGCAGCCGCCTACCAACTCTTCGGCCTTGCTCTCGATCCAGGCCTGAGCCGCTTCCTGATGCGCCGAGTCGTCGTCCGGCTCAGCATGGTCATACCGCCATTGTGCTGCTCGAAGTGCGCCCATGGTCGCCTCCAGGTGGTGGGTTACTCGGTGGGTGGGGTGAGGTGTGGCTGCCAGTGCGTCACGCGGTGCTCGAAGCGCGAGCCATCCCCGTAGCGCCAGTCAATGCCGTTCCAGTAGAGGAAGCGGGCGCCGTTGAAGGCGCTCTGTGCTTTTCGTGCTGGTGTGTAGGCGATAACCCAGGCCTTGCCGCCACCCTTGGGCAGTTGAGGCAGTCTGTCGCTGCACTTGATCCAGCCGCTCATGGCTCTTCTCCACGGCGCCGGCGCTCGGTTGCCATTTCCATGTCCAAATCATGTCGCTCCTCGCTGATCAGCTCAGCTACAGCACTTTCGATTTGGGCCATGGCCTGCTGATCGTCAGCGGCGCGGCGAATCATCACGCGCAGCAACTGAATGGCCGCATCAAGGAGTGTCGGGTAGACATGGGCCGAAAAGCCGCTGCCTGAAGGCTCCTGAACCATGACCTGGCCGGAAACGTTCATTCCGCTCATTGGGTGATCCTCAGGACCGCATTGGCCAGGAGCCAGGCGAAGGTGACCAAACCCACCGTGAAAGGTGGCCTGGCGCCTGCCAATGCGGTCGATGTGAAGGGAAGGGGGGTTAGGCAGCGAACAATTCACGCTGCTGTGGTTCTGGCATCAAGTAGACGACGAGCTGCTCGGTCGGCCATTCGGTGACGTCGGTCCAGTCGCCGTAGAAGCGCTGGCGCTCGGCCGGGTGCAGCCACCGCCCTTGCTGCTTGTCCGGGCTTATGCAGAACTTGAAGCCCTGGCCTTTCAGGTGCATGTCGTGTTCCTCCAGTGGATTCCAAAAGCACCCGGCCTCCCAGGTGCAGAAGTGGAATGTTCCGTGTTGCCGATGGCTTACAATCCGGCGCTCTTATTCAGGCGCTGGTCTAGGAGAAGTGCGTTGGAAAAACTCAGGATCATTGTCACCAGGGCGATGAAGTCGATTGACCGCATTACGAATGCCCTGGTGGCGCTGTTCACGAAGATGCTTTCGGTGATGGGGATCACAAGAGCGATCACCAGGATGGCGGCTAAAGCAATCCGCAAGGAGCGCTTGATGCTCGCCTCGATCGCCTTCTTGTCGCCGTCATTGTTTTTGCTGCTGGTTGCCATGTTGATGCTGGCCTCCAAGGGTGAGGTGTTGCTGTATGCCCGAGCTGTCGTTGTAGGGGCAGGCGGGGCGGTTACCGTCTACTTCGCTTACCGTCGCTTAAGGCGTCGCCATCAGACGCATGTTTCCAGGAGGGAGCGCCTGGCACGTGAGCGCCGGAAGCACCCGGCCTCCCAGGTGCAGACGTGAATCTCATGGCGCCGCGACCCGCTACTGGCGTCGGTCGCTGGCTCGAATCGAATGTGCCCGGCCTCGCTACTGGCGACAGGCCGGGGTACTGCGTCAGCGGTGTTGGCCAGTTTTCCGCTGTTGATTGCAGGGCTGGCCGGTCGTCTTCGTTGGTTTGGCGGTGAGCTTCCTCCCCATGGCGTCAATCAGCATCTGTTCGCCTTGGATCGCAGGTCCCTACAACATGCACGCTGCAGCTCGTTTGCCCGGTTGACTGGGCAGGGTGCATGAGGTCCGGCGCCCCTCAATGCCGAAGCTCGGGGCGCTAATTCAAATCGCTGTTTCTCCCTTCTGCCGCTGGGATTCGCGGGGCGCATTGCTTGCCAGGTCATTCACTCGGTTCAGGCATTTCGCCTTCGTCAGCCGTACAGGGTTCTCCCTGTCGTGGGCAGCCTTTCGGGGCTGTCTGGCGCCGGTCGCCGGTAGAGGCAATGCGGTCTGTTGGTTGTTGCGCTGGCTGTTAAAGAGCGGTGAGGCTTGAGGGCCTCGGCAGTCTTTGGTGAGTGACTGCGAAGGCACAAATATGTACCAATGGTTCATTTTGGTCAAGTACCAAAAGTACATAAATTTCCTTTGGGTGCAAAAAAGCCCGCAAGGACGCGGGCTTCGTGGGTCGAGCTAGGATTACTCTTTTCCTAGCGCCTTTTCTAAATCGGTTATCTGAGAAGGAAGCACGTAAAGGTACGAGATCAAATAATCCAGAAGTTCAACCATCCTGTGCGCCATGGCTTCTGTTGGCTCATTTTCATCGTCGAAGTGAGCTCCCAGATTGCCGCCAGAGCGTATAGCGTGGGACAGGGTCTCAAGAGGAGCAGCCAAGTCATTGTGGTTCTTTACATCATCAATGAGCTGGTAGAGGCTTTTGCCCCTTTTTTCAGTGTCAACTAAATACTTAAAGATACCTTCTAGAGTGCGCCTAGCCCCTACTGCAGTAGCCGGAAAATTTTTAGCATTGAGCGAGTCAATGGTGGACGTAAGCGATCGTTGTAGAGGCGGTGGGACTGTATCCGGTAGGACAGGGTATGAGTAGCCTGTTACCTTCCCTGGGAACATAAAAACCTGATGTCTCTCAGCCGGCTCGTTGCCATCAGCATCATTGGGTGATGCCACTGTCAGAAACTGAACGGCACGAGCACAGCCCGGACAGCTTGCGGTTGCAGAAACCCAGTTTCTGCTACGGTCGTCAGTATAACCAGACAGGGAAAAAATTACTTTCTCAATACAGAAAGGGCAGATAGCCGACACGGAGGTTGCAGAGTACGACCCTGTGCTTAGCTTTAATACTTTTCGAACTGAAGAGGAGGGTATTTTCAACATTTATGCAATCTCCATATAAAAGGATCCTAAAGCACTCCGGCACGCCACATAACTCTCCCAAGGATCCGGTGCTCATGGATATCCCCATTAGGCACTTTCAGGTCCGCGAATCGCACCTTGTCCGGGTTGTCGCTGCGAATGATCCAGCCTTCCAGGTCTGAGAAAATCAGGCGCTTGACGATAGCTCCTTTGTTCTCGCTGAAGAGTGCGAAAACCTGGCCGTCCACTGGTTCTACTCGTGACTCATCGATTAGGAGTACGTCTCGATCATTGATGGTCGGCTCCATGCTTGATCCTTGGGCATAGATGACCTTCAGGTTTTTCGGGTTAAGCCCCATACACCTGATCCATTCACGCTTGAATGCCAGTGTTCCGCGAACCTCGACGTGCTCATTGGAGTGGCCGGGCCCGGCGGACAGAAGCGCGGAGTATTGCTTGATGTGAACGTAAGCATCCTCAGCATCCTCCTCTGTAGGGAAGGCAGGGATCCCTGTAGGCTGGGCAGAAAGCGGTCTGGCTTCAGGCGCAATCCCTTCCAGCATCTCACCGCGGCCATATTCCAACCATTCGACGCGAACCTTTAGGGCTGATGCCAGGGCAAGCATCTTGGCGCCGCCCGGCATGGATTCGCCATTCAGCCACTTGCTGCTGGCCTTTGGCGTGACTCCGGCAAGTTTCGCCAAGCGAGCACCAGCACCCCACGACGGCATGTCGTTGGCGGACAGGGCAACCTTCAAGCGCGCCGCAAAGGCCGCTCGTATTTCGTCTATATGAACCATAGGTTCAATATCGCATGCGCTTGCATGTACTTTCAGTTCCGACATAATATGTACTTACAGTTCACATACATTGGGGACCCCTATGCAGGAGCTCAAGAAGGCAATCGATGACGCAGGCGGCGCTAATGCCGTGGCGCTCGCTTGCGGGAAAACGCCGCGCGCCGTCTACAAGTGGCTCACTGCTGGCTGCCTCCCGCGTACCGAATACACCGGTGAAACCAAGTACGCAGAAAAAATTGCAGTCCTGGCGAAAGCCAATGGCAAGCCATTCAAGCCCAACCAACTACTGGCCTCAACTGCGCCGACCAAGTCCGCCGCCTAACCCTTTCAACAGCAAGGAGCAATACCTGTATGGCCTATGACAACCCCGCCCACAAACGCAGCGAAGTAGTGAAATCCCGCTACAAGCCGGAGGACGTTCGCATGCTCCGAATGGAAGCGCGCGCGGCCGGGATGCAATTGGCTACCTACGTTCATGAGCTTTCGATGATCGCCAGGCGCCTGGGCGCAGCAGAGCTGATCCGCGAAATCCACGGCCACGGCCAACAGGATAAGACGGCTTAAAGGCCTTATGGAGGGCCTATGCCTGAAAGCACCTTCGATTTGCTGGAGAAAGGGGCTCAGGAAGAGGTTCGGCAGTTGAGTGCCGAGCTTGGATGGAGCCTCGAATACGCCGCCAACCAGTACTTGGAAGCAGGTCGCTCACTGGCGGTACAGGCCCAGCTAAGGCAGATGCGGCATACAGCCCCGCTGCTCTCGCTGGTAGATCACAAAAAGGGCCTCGAAAGGGCCTAAGTAGAGCAGGAGAAGGGCATGTCACCGGAAGCAATGCGGCAGGAAATCCAACTGATTTTTGCGCGAGCCTGCGCAGGGGCAATGAAAGATCACGCGGTCGAGATTCTGCGTATCCAGAACGACGAGGACCGGAGCGCGAAAGTCTCGAATGTTGGGGAAGCTTTCGCGCTGGCCTTCTCAATACTGCATGACGATTTCACGCAAGCCCGCGCGTCGACCTCACCCCAGTCTTCGACGGCTTCTTCTCATACAGCCCCGTCGAATAGTACTCACGAATCTGCTCTTCGAGCTGGCGTAGAGAAATCTTGTCCAGCTCCAAGCGATTCCCTTGCTTGTACACCAGATCCTCTGGGATCCGGCCGCCAGCAATAAGGGCATTCAGTGTGTCGCGAGCCATTTGCTCGACAGTTTTTTCAGTCATGTCCGGCCTCCTAGGCCTTCTTGTATGGGAGCAGAAAGCTACCACGGATGCGCCGGACGCCAACACCGCCTGAATTACAGGCACAAAAAAACCACCGGGCATGGTGGTTTCTTCGACAGCTATTCAACGAGACGAATCATGACAAATATTATCCCGCTACGCAACACCGGGGGGTTTACCCGGATGGACAACCAGCTGATGGATGGCCTGATGACCATCAACCTGTCGGCGCACGAGATGAAGGTCGTGCTGTACGTGGCCAAGGCCACCCTGAACTTCAACGAAGGCGCCCAACGCATCCCGGCCACCGCCATCGCCAAGGCCACCAACATTCACCCCGACACGATCTCCAAGGCTATCTCCGGCCTGCTGCGGCGCCGGGTGCTGTTCCGTGAGGGTGGTGCCCGTGGCGATATCGGCCTGTGCGACCCGAGAGAGTGGGTATTTGTTGAGCATCCGAAACAGACCATATCGTCTGACTCGGCTCAAATCGTCCGAATCGGATCTGCTGCGAAACAGACCGAAACCGACGACTCCCTTCTCTATTCCAAGAAAGAACCCCTATTAACTCTTTCTTCGAAAGAGATTAATCCCCCCCAAGAGCCGACCGAGCCACCGAAGGTTGAGCGCAAGGCACCGTTCGGCATGGCCCAGTTGCTGGCTGACAACCCGCACAACGTTCCTGAGCAACTGCTGGCTGACTGGCTGGCCCAGCGCAAGGTCAAGCGCGCCGCTGTGACCGCCACCGTCTGGTCAACCGTGAACACCGAGCTGGCCAAGTGCGCCGACGCTGGTATCTCCGCGAACGACGCAATCACCGAAGCGCTGAATTCCGGGTGGCAGGGCTTCAAGGCGTCCTGGGTGATCAAGCGCCTGGCCGAAGCCGCTCCAGCCTCCCAGTCGCGCCACCACGGCTTCGCTGACCGTGACTACACCGCCGGCCTGATCCCCCGAGAGGATGGTTCCTATGCGTTCTGAGAAAGTCGTGCACCTGTCCAGCATGGCCAGCCCACAAGTCACCTCGATGGCAGTCTGCGAGGATCACGGGGAGTACTCGGCCACCGTCACCCAGGTGCTGAGCCACACGTTCCGTTCGCCGTGCCCTCACTGCAAGGCCGCCCGGATCGCGAAGGAGAAGGCTGAGCTCGTCGAGCGTCAACGCCACGAACTGGCCTGGAAGCTCGGCGATGCCCTGGTGCCCAAACGCTTCAAGGGCAAGACCTTCGACACCTACCAGGCTTCCAGCCCTGGCCAGGCCAAGGCCCTGGCACGCTGCCGGCTCTACGTCGAGCAGTTCCAGCAGAACCTCGAAGCCGGGCGCTGCGTGATCCTGGTCGGCCACCCAGGCACCGGAAAGACCCACCTGGGCGTTTCCATGGCTCAGGCCGTCATGGCATTGACCGAGTACACCGCAGCCTACCGCACGCTGGGCAGCATTCTGCAGGCGATCCGCGCGACCTTCGACGGCGGCTCAGGCCAGACCGAGGGCAGCATCCTCGACGCACTGGTGCGCCCCACGCTGCTGGTGCTGGACGAAGTCGGTGCCAGCAAGGAGGCCCCTAGCGACTTCGAGCTGAGCCGTCTGTTCTCGATCATCAACGGCCGCTACGAGCGGATGTTGCCCACCATCGTGATCTCCAACCTGGATGTTCGCGAACTGCCGGCGGCGATGGGCGAGCGATCCGCCGATCGCCTGCGTGAAGGTGGCGTGATCGTGCTGCCGTTCACCTGGGAATCGTACCGCGGCAAGGAGGGCGTTTGATGGCTACTCAAGAGCAAGTCGACGAACTCGTGAAGGCCTGCGATTCGTTCTGCCGCCTCTACGGCCGCCTTTGGGATGTTGTTGAGCCGGCCGGTGCTGGATTCCTGTGGCCAGAGTCGGTCAAGGACTACGACGACATCCACGGCCGCATGCAGGCGGCGCTCGACGACATTCGCGGGGAGAAGCACTGATGGACACCAACAAGATGCGCGACATCAGCCGCGAGCAGTTCGAGCAGCGTTACCCGGTGCCTGAGGGTGCCTGCTGGAACGCAGAACAGGGCCGTTACGTGTTGTTCCACCTCAAGCTGTGCACCCTCGGCAGGTACGAACGCCACGTCGATAACTGGGTCTGCTGGCAGGCAAGCCGCGAGGCCGTTGTGGTGGAGCTGCCGCCAAAGTGGAACGACGCCACCCATTCCAACAAGCAAGACTGGGATTGCGGCATCGAGGACGCTCGTATGGCTATCGAGGCCCAGGGCCTGAAGGTCGAGGTGAAGCCATGACCGACTTCGAACTGATTTTCGTGATCTTGGTGTGCTGGGCCATGGGCATGCAACTGGGCTATGCCCTTGGCTTCCATCGCGCCTGCAATCGTCTGATCCCCGAACTCAACCAGGAAAGAGAGACGGTCGCCCGGCTGAAGCTGTTGGCGCGCATGCAGGGAGAGCAGCCATGACCATCGACAAAGAGAAGCTGAAGGAGCTGGCCGAGGCCGCCAACGCAGTCACGACCGATGTGAACATCACGATGGCGGTGGGCGCGGACCCTGAAGAAGTCAAAGCAGTGCAGGATTACCTTCAGCAGACCATGCCGAAAACCATCCTGGCCCTGCTCGCGGAGGTCGAGCGGCTGGAGAGGTTCGAGGATTGGTTTGTCCGTCTTGACCAGGTCGAGCAATCGCTAGCCGCCTCGTACAAGGCCGAGCGCGACCAGCTCAAGGCCGAGAACGAAGCGTTGCGCAAGGATGCCGAGCGGTATCGGTGGCTGCGCGATGGATGCGGCGTTGTTGAGTACAAGGCGATTGCAGGCTCGATAGGCCCTGGAATGCTGCCTTCCGGCGACAAGCTTCAGGCAGCAATCGACGCGGCCATGGCCAAGGAGGCGCCCCATGGCTGAGCTTGCACTTATCCGCACGGCCCAAGGCCTGGTGCCGGCCACCGAAGCTGACCGCGAAACCATCCAGTGCTGGAAGGCTGGCCAGGTCATCCACGGCAAGTTCACCAAGATGCGCAACGCCAAGTTCCACGGCAAGTTCTTCGCCATGCTGGATCTGGCTTGGGATTACTGGGAGCCGGTGGGCGGCCTGGTGCCTCGTCAGGAGCTTCGAGGTATCCGTGGGCTGGCCAAGTTCTTTGAGGAAGCCAGCGGCAAGCCTGGGCAGCTATCGGAAGCCGTAGCGGCCTATGTCGAGCAACTCGAGGTGGAGCGCGCCGAACGCTTCCCATCCGTGGACAAGAGCCGTGAAGCATTCCGCGAATGGGTAACCATCGAGGCCGGACACTTCCACCTGGTGCGCACACCGGAAGGGGTCCGCAAGGAGGCCAAGTCGATCAGTTGGGCGGCAATGGACGACACGGCCTTCGAGCCGCTGTACCGCGACGTGTTCAACGCCTGCTGGCGCCTGGTGCTGTCTGCCCACTTCGAAACCGAGCAGGCCGCCTTGGCTGCCGCTGACCAGATTGGGAGCTTTGCATGAGCCATCCGAAGTGTGAATGCCATCGATGCATTCAGGAGCACAAGATTGGCGTGGAGGGTCCCTTTGGCTGGATGCCGCTGTCCTCCACGAAAATGATCCTTTGCCCGGTGTGCGGATGCAAACGCTGCCCAAGGGCCAGCGATCACGAACTGGAGTGTACCGGCAGCAATCAACCAGGCCAGCCGGGGAGCGTGCACCAATGAGCCTTCAAGCCAAACAACCGCGCCCGAAAAAGTGCAAGAACCCTGCGTGCGGTGCCAGCTTCCCGCCGCGCCGCCTGGGCCAGGCCGTCTGCAGCCCAGCCTGCGGCCTGGCCATCGCGCCGGTGAACCGTGACAAGGCCAGCAAGGCCATCGACCAGCGCGAGCGCCGCGAGGTCAAGGTGCGCAAGGAGAAGCTGAAGACCAGGGCGGATCACCTCAAGGAGGCGCAGGTGGTGGTCAATCAGTACATCCGCCTGCGTGACGCTGACCTGCCGTGCGTGAGTTGCGGCCGTTTCCATGACGGCCAATGGCACGCAGGGCACTTCAGGTCGGCCGGCGGCCACCCGGAATTGCGTTTCGAACCGCTCAATATCTGGCGCCAGTGCGCCCCATGCAATACCCACAAGTCAGGCGACCTGGTGAATTACCGGGCCGAGTTGGTGCGCCGCATAGGGGCTGAAAAGGTCGAGTGGTTGGAAGGGCCTCATGAGGCCAAGCGCTACACCATCGAAGACCTGAAGGCCATCAAGGCCGAGTACCGGGCAAAGATCAAACAGCTGAAGGAGGCTGCAGCATGACTTGGACCATCACCGATACGGCCTGCATCTTCCTGCTGGCCATGGCAATCGCTTCGACCTGGTGCCTTGGGCGCGGCCAGTTGATCGCAATGAAGCGCAAGCGCGAGGAGGGTGCCCGATGAAACTGAACAGCGCACGCCAGGCATGGCACGACTGCCTCTACACGGCTTGGGATAGCCAGGGTGCATTCATCGAGCAACTGGGCCTGCTGGGAGCAATGGTGCAGACCACCGACAAGCAGCGCAGTGCGAGCCACGCGGTGCACCAGGCGCTTGCCGGGCGAGTGCAGTCGGCGATCGGCAAGCTGCACAGCCAGGTCCGCTCCTTTGGCAACTTCATGTACAACCCGCGCCTGGATGACGACACCCGAGAGACAGCAGAGGAAGTGATCTTCAGCCTGGTGCAGAGCAAGTCGCCGCGCATGACCGCCGCCAAGCGCGAAAAGCTCGAGTACGTGGTGAAGGGAGTCATGACCCGGTACCGCTACATGCACCAGGGCGGCCAGTCGGCCAACGATGACCCCCTGGCGTCGCCGGAAGGTTTCAGGGCCTGGCTGGATGCTCACTACGGGGTAAGACTGGAATCAGCCAACTGGGAGCGCGACTGGGGTGGGTTCGTGCGGCTGGCGTTCGACTGCTGTGAGGATGTGGATCGGATGGCGCTCGGACCAGTTGCGGCCGTAATTTACGAAATGAAGAGTGCCGCTTGAGGGCCTATTGCGTTCCCGTGCGGCTGGTGATACCGTATCGCCACTGTTAGAGTTTTGCCTTTGGCAAATTACTCTTAAGATTCAACATAGCCCCGCCGTCGTGCTGGGCTTTTCGTTTATGCGGCTTGCAAGCAGCACGACACAGACGAACCCCGACCTACAAATCGGGGTTTTTTGTTATTGAGGGGCTTACTCTCACGTCTGAGATACCGAGCTCCTTCGCCAGCTGAATGTGATCCAGAGCTGAGGTGCGAGGCAGATCGACGCGCAATACCTGGTCCTCATAGGACATGTGGAGCGTGATGAGTGCGAGCAAAGCATCATCGAGCGATAGGGTGTCAGTTGATGCCTCGCAGCACCACCATCGCTCCTTTCCCCTCAGGAAATAGTCAATTCTAAATCTCATCACGATTCCTATCATGTCGGTCTGGGCTGCAGTCTAGGCAATGCCGAGGATCTTGGCTGTGTCGGCCGTCCCGTTTTATGCAGATGACACGCCCAGGCAGCTGGGCTAAGTCGGTAGTGGCATCGATCAAAGCTGTGCGCTTCATGATCGGTTATCCGCTTGCAGAGCAGGCCCTCGTGAAGATCACCGAGATTGAGCACTGCATCAGCGTTGATGAAGTTCCCGCCCCGCAAGCGTAAAGCTTTATCTGCGTTGAGCTTTTGCGGTTCACCGGTGACGCGCGTCTCCAGCTGACGTAGCGGATACAGCGATTACATGGCAGTATGGCTATCCGAACTGCACATGCTCGTGGCAACACGGGTCGGCAAGGCGGTTCGGGATGCCCGGTCGAAAGGCCGGGTTTTTTTATTGAAGCCTCGGCATTTGCCGGGGCTTTTTCGTTTCCGGAGTTAAGAATGGACCCAACCGACCTCGGCCCAGGCACAGCTACCTGGCTGGGCGGCACGGGCACCGTATTGCTGGGTGGCTTCCTCTGGCTGCGTAAGTTCCTCTCAAAGGATGCCGCTGACCGCGCCATGGACAATGCCGACATAGGCACCGTCCGCCGGCTGAATGAGCTGCTCGACTCGGAGCGCGAGGCCCGCAAGCTTGCCGAGGCCCGCGCTGACCAGTTCGCCAAGGAGCGCAATGACCTGGCCGCAACAGTCGGCCGCATGGAAGGGAAAATCGAAGCCCTGACCAGTCAGGTCGCCAACCTCACAGAGCGGGTGACGCTGCAAAGCGACGAGATCGCCCGCCTGCGCATCAAGCTCGGAGGGACTACCTGATGGACAAGTGCGCAATCCAATTCATGGCTCGCCATTGGTGGCGTCGGGTGGAGGTGTGGTTCATCGCGATGCTGCTGGTCACCGGCGGGGTGTTCTTCGGCTTCCAGCTCGGGCAGTGGGCGCTGGCAGATTCCTACCGCCAGCAGGTCGCCGAGATCCGTGCCGCCTACGACGAGGCCACACTGCAGCGTGACCATCGCCTGGATGAGCTGACCCGGAAGACCAGCACGGCAGCCGAGAAGGCAACCAAGGCGGCGACTACCGCGACCAAGGCAGCCGACAAGGCTGATGAGGCCCTCAATCGGGTATCGCCGTAACCTCGCCGTTCTGACCATTCCTGCGAGCGCGGCACTCGGTCACGGCGAGCATGATCGCTGCAGTCAATCCCGGCATGAGGAAGGTGAATAGGATCGTGAGATCCCAGCTCATTGCCGCGCTGCATGGGAAGGCCCAGAAAGTGGCGACAATGACTGACGCGATAACTCGCCAGTCACGTGGGTGCCTGGGCTTGCTCGCCATTGCGGCTGCATAGGATTTCCAGCACCCCCATAGGCTCGGTACAGAGATGGCGATTATCGTCACTGGCAAGGCAATCTTATCCGTATAGACGATGGCTATGACCAAATAGATTAGTCCCCATATGAAGATCAGTGTCACAGGAGCGATTCCTACGATCGCACCGAGCGTGAGGGCAATACGAATCTTGGTTAGCTTGGTCATCCCGATCCCTGTGGGGTAATTCATTCGCGGATAGGATAAGTCCACCGCACCACGAAATCGACATGCGCCGTTTTGTGGCGCGGGAGTGAACATGGGTGAAGTAGTAGACATCGAGAGCAAGCAGCCGCATTTGGTTGTGCATGCCAGTGACGCCGCTCACGTCATTCCCCTATCCCTGCTGGAGGATGTCGCGAAGGGCGCCAAGCCATCCGTGATCCTGAGCGAGCCAGTGGTGCGGCGAATCATTGAAGAGTGGCTGCAGCAGGTGACTGCATGAGCATGAAGATTGTTGAGCTCAAGCGCGAGGGGTGGCGCGACGCCGCCAAGACCCTGCGCAAGATCGCCGATGACCTCGACGCTGGCGAGCATCCCGAATGCACGGTGGGCGCCTTGACGCTGATCGGCGCGAAGGGAGAGGTGACCGTATTCGGCCTCGGACCAAAGTGTGACGACCTGCAATGCCTGGGTGCGATGCGCCTAGGAGAGCAGAAGCTGATTGATGTGTTGCTGGACGGCGGGGAAGGGTAAGTGTGCCGCAGGGTGAGTGCGGCACGGATGGATCACTCGGACTTCAGTGCCGCTTGGATCTGATCGGCATATTCGCTGAGACGGCCCATCTCTTTGTCGAGGTGTGTCATGTGCGCGCCACTTTGTCCTGCCTTAACAGCAATAACTTCAAGTGCCGCTGCTACTGCGTACGCCCTCTGGTCTGCGGCATCGTGCCCATAGACCTCAGACGCATTTAGAACTAGTTCGCCAATGTTCATTTCGATTCCTTACAGTTGAGTTGATTCTCACCAATACCGGCAACCCGCCACTATTTCAAGCATCAGAGAGAAGCCATGACAACCAAGCAACCCGACTGGGAGGCGATCGAGCGAGCCTACCGGGCCGGGTCGCTTTCGGTTCGAGCCATTGGCGAAAGCCAGGGCGTCAATCATGCCACCATCCTCAAGCGAGCCAAGAAGGAAGGGTGGGCCCGCGACCTGACAGAACAGGTCAGGATCGCAACCAAGCAGAAGGTAACCACTTCGGTAACCGGAGCCAGTAACCAATCACCAGTGGTTACCGACGCCGACATCATCGATGAAGCGTCGAGCCAGGCTGCCTCTGTAGTGCTGGCTCATCGGACGGGTCTGGCCAACTGGCGCGCCATCGCCGACAAGCTGTCTGTGGCCTTGGCCGAGATTGATGTTGACGAAGACAACCTGGGCGACTTCTCCCGAGCACTGAACGCCGGCGTCGATGCTCAGCTCAAGGTCATCAAGGGTGAGCGGCAGGCATACGGCCTGGATAGCGAGGAAGGTAACCGCACGGTTGATGATCTGGCCGCCCTGATGGATGAACTATCGAAGGATGCCTGACCATGAAGCCCGAGCACATGAAACTGCTCCGGGACCGGTTCTGGCGGCTGAACAACCTGTACTTCATCACGGACAAGCAGGGCAAGAAGGTCCGCTTCCGCATGACGCAGGAGCAGATCGATTACTTCCAGGGGATGCACACCCGCAACATCATCCTCAAGGCCAGGCAGTTGGGCTTCACCACGCTGGTCTGCATCGTCCAACTGGACGCCGCGCTGTTCGAGGCCGCCAAGTGCGCCCTGATCGCCCATACCCTGAACGACGCCAAGCGCCTATTCCGCGAGAAGATCAAGTATGCGTATGACCATCTTCCCAAGGAGATACGCGCCGCTAACCCTGCTCGCAACGATGCTGCTGGTGAGCTTGTGTTCAGCAAAGGCGGATCGCTCTACGTGTCCACATCCTTTCGGGGCGGGACTCTACGGTATCTGCACGTATCCGAGTTCGGGAAGATCTGCGCCAAGTTTCCTCACAAAGCCCGAGAGATCGTCACCGGCGCCTTTGAGGCTGTCGCCGCAGAATGTTTCGTTACGATCGAGTCGACGGCGGAGGGGCGGGCGGGGTACTTCTTCGATTACTCGCAGAGCGCAGAGAAGCAGCAGCTGGCCGGCGTGCCCCTCGGCCTGCTGGACTGGAAGTTCTTCTTCTTCAGCTGGTGGCGCAACCCGCTGTACCGGCTGGACCCGACCGACGTCACGATCCCGGATCGCCTGACCAAGTATTTCGATGAGCTGAGCGCCAAGCACGGCATCGTCACCAACCCAGGCCAGCGCGCCTGGTACAGCGCCAAGGAAAAGACCCTCGGCGACGACATGAAGCGCGAGTACCCGTCGATCCCTGCCGAGGCATTCCAGCAGACGATCGAGGGCGCGTACTACGCCAAGCAGTTCACCAAGCTCTACGCCGCCCAGCGCATTGGCAAGTTGCCCGACAACAGCCACCTGCCGGTGCACACCTTCTGGGACATCGGTGTCGGCGACTCCACGGCCATCTGGTTCGTCCGGATCGTCGGCGAGGAGTACCACGTCGTCGACTTCTACCAGAACAGCGGCGAAGGCCTGCGGCACTACATGAAGGTGCTCAAGGATCGCGCCTACACCTACGGTGAGCACTGGGGGCCGCACGACATCGACAACCGCGAGTTCGGCAGCGATGGCAAGACGCGCCGAGAGCTGGCGCGAGAGGGTTACGAGATCGATGGGCAGAAGTACTGCATGACGTTCAAGGTGGTCCCGAAGCTGGGCGTGGACGAAGGCATCGAGCAGGCACGCGAAATCCTTCCGAACTGCGCCTTTGATGAAGCCAAGTGTGAAGAGGGCATCACAGCCCTAGAAAGCTATCGCAAGGAGTGGGACGACAAGCGCGGGTGCTGGAAAGACAAGCCGCTTCACGACTGGTCATCTCACCCGGCTGACGGGTTCCGCTATTTCGCCGTTGCCATGGCGCGACGTAAACGCACAGGCGGTGTCCGCCGCATCGGAGGTTTGGCGTAATGCCTGTTCAATCAACCAACCCAGACTACGACGCTCACATCGAAGAGTGGCGGATGATGGACGACGCCCTGGAGGGCGAGGGCGCTATCAAGCGCAGCCCGCGCAATCTGCCTAAGCCGAGCGGCATGGTCGAGGCCGAGAAGCTGGACAGCGCGGGCAACGCATACCTCTACCGTAACTACACTGACCGCGCTCAGTACGAGCACTGGGTGCGCGACTCGCTGCGCTCAATGATGGGGATGGTGTCACGGCTCATTCCAGAGGTGAAGCTGCCCAGCGGGCTGAAGGATCTGGAAGAAAACGCTACCGCCGACGGCTTCGGCCTGGCCCAGCTCTTCCTGCGCATCGTGCGGCAGGCGATCTCGCACGGCCGGGTGCCGCTGGTGGTCAATGTCGACGATGCTGGACAGCCTTACTTTGCCACTTACGCCGTGCGCAACGCGATCAACTGGGACACTGCCGACCAGGGCGGGCGCCAGGATCTGGTGCTGGCCGTGTTTCGGGAGTTTCGGAAGAAGGACGCTGAGGACCGTTACAGCCATGAGTGCGTGACGGTCTTCCGCGAGTTCTACATGGAGGGCGAGGTCTGCTACACGTCGGTTCGCAACCAGGCTGGCGAGCTGATCGAAGATGCCCGACCACTGGGCACGGTGGGCAACGACAACCGGCTGGTGCGAGGCCTTGAGTACATCCCGGTCATCTACTGCGGCTCGACCGACAACTCACCGGACGTGGACGAGGTCCCGCTGCTGACCATGGCCCGGGCTGCGCTGAAGTCGTACCAGCTCAGTGCCGACTACTTCACCGCACTGCACCAGACCAGCCACCCGCAGCCGTGGGTCTCTGGGCTGGACGAGAGTGTGGAGCTCAGCGTGACCGGGCCGTCTGCGGCCTGGGATCTTGGGCCGAACGGTAAATGCGGCTACCTAGAGTTCCAGGGCGCTGGCATTCAGGCAGTGCGCACGGCGATGGGCGACCAGAAGAACGCCGCGCTCGAAGCTGGCGCCAAGGTCATGGACGTCTCAGGCACCGAATCGGGCGAGGCCCGCAAAACCCGCCAGAACGACCAGCATGCAACGCTGCATAGCATCGTGATGACCGCTGCAGAGGCCATCGAGCAGGCCCTGCGGTACGCCGCAGAGTGGACCGGCTTCAACCCCGACGAGGTGGTCTTCACGGTCAAGCCTGAGTTCGTGATCCCTGAGGTCAGCGCCCAGGTGCTGGCCGAGCTGCAGAAGAGCGTCATGGCAGGCACCATCAGCGCCGAGACGTATTGGCAGTACCTCACCACTGGCAAGCTGCCCGAGCGCCCGTACAACGAAGAGGCCGAGCTGATCGGCGACGACCACGACGCGGGCGGCGTCAACCTGGACAAAGACGATGGCGACGAAACCGACGCAGACGGCGGACGAGGTGCTCCTGGAGCAGGTCAGTAGGCACGCGGTACTGCTGGAGCGGCTCAAAGCTGGCGAGGTCAAGAAGTTCGAAACCTACCTGCGCCGAGCTGACAGCCATGTCCGTGACCAGCTCACCCGCAAGGAACTGACCACCTACGGCCGGAGCAGGCTGGAAGAGTTCCTCGGGCGGGTGGGCGGCAAGCTGCTGGAGATCTACAAGGCCTTCAGCGACCGGATGCAGTCCGACCTGGTGGACATCGCGCAGTACGAGGCCGCATTCGAGGGCCGGAGCTTGGCCAAGGCGCTGCTGATCGACGCGATCATGCCGGCGGACTCGCTGCTCAGGGCGGCGATCAACACGCAGCCCCTGCAGGTGGCGGGCGTCGACGGTGGCAAGCTACTGAAGTCATTCCTCAGTGGCTGGGCGCGTGTCGAGTCGGACCGAGTAACCAACGCCATCCGCATGGGCGTCGTCCAAGGCCAGACCAACGCCGAGATCACGCAGGCAATACGTGGCACCGCCGCGCAGAACTTCACCGACGGTGTGCTGGCAGTCACGAACCGAAGCGCCCGAGCAGTCGTCCAGACAGCAGTCCAGCATGTGGCCACCACGGCGCGTATGGAAACGCTCAAGGCCAACGCCGAGGTTGTACCGGGCTATCGGATCGTCGCCACTTTGGACCGGAAGACCAGCGTGCAGTGCCGGAGCCTGGATGGTCGGGAGTACGAGGTGGGCAAGGGGCCCGTGCCGCCGTTCCACATTCACTGCCGAACCACCATCACGCCGATCACCAGGTTGTCGGCGCTGTTCGGTCAAGGGGCCACGAGGGCCGCAGTGGGTGCGGATGGCGGCGGGCAGGTCTCGGCAAGCCTCAGCTACTACCAGTGGCTCAAAACGCAACCAGCGGCGTTCCAAGACGCTGCGCTGGGTCCGGTGCGCGGCAAGCTGTTCCGCGATGGCGGGCTGACGGCCGAGCGGTTCGCCTCCCTGCAACTGGACAAGAACTTCAAGCCGCTGACACTGGATCAGCTCAAGGAGCTGGAGCCACTTGCGTTTGAGCGGGCCGGGTTGTAATTGTCAAGGCAAGGAGTCAAAGTGATATCACTAGCCTGTCAATGAAAGGATGCGCAGATGAATGATCAGATGCCGGTCAGCAGTTACGTTACGAGTTTCTCCTACGATCAGGAGCCGCTTCCCAGCCTTGCGCCCATCACTGCTACCAGCGGTGAATTTGCCAACTTCAACAAAGTTTGGGTTATGGGTGGCGAGTGTTACTTGCTTCCAGATGAGCACTACCAACAGTTCCTGCAGAAGTGCTTGGAGAACCCACGTGGATTAGCAATCAATGAGAAGCTCGTTCGGTGCCACCAGTCTCGCAACCTGGTTACTCAGCCTTAAAAAAACCAAATTCCAAACCCGCTTCGGCGGGTTTTTTTATGCCCGCCAGGCGGGCCCACCAATCCCCAGGGGATAGCCACATGCCTTTTGACTTCGACCCGGCCGCCCACGGCCTCACCCTCGACGAAACCCAAACCGCCGCGCTGAAGGCAGCACTGGGCGGCGAGGTGCAGAAGTTCCTGGACGGCGAGGTCTCGGGCCTCAAGTCCAAGAATGCCGAGCTGATCGGCTCCAACAAGACCATCAAGACCGAGCTGGACAAACTGAAGGGTCAATTCGAAGGCCTGGATATCGAGGCAGTGAAGGGCCTGCTGGCCAAAGTTGGTCAGGACGAGGAGACCAAGCTGATCGCTGAGGGCAAGCTGGACGAGGTCATCAACCGCCGCACCGAGCGTCTGCGCACCGACCTGGACAAGCAGGTCAAGGCCGCCAACGAGCGTGCTGACAAGGCCGAAGCCTTCGCTGCGAAATACAGCGACAAGGTGCTGGCCGATTCCATCCGTGCTGCCGCCATCAAGGCCGGCGCGCTGCCCGAGGCTGCCGAGGACATCATCCTCCGCGCCCGGGGCACCTTCAAACTGAGCGAAGACGGCGAACCAGTTGCCACCGACCGTGCCGGCGAAGTCGTGTACGGAAAGGACGGCAAGACCCCACTGTCTCCCCTCGAATGGGCGGAATCGCTGCGCGAAACCGCTACCCACCTGTGGCCAAGGGCCCAGGGTGCCGGGCAGACCGGCGACAACGGTGGCAAGGCCACGAAGAAGTGGGGTGAGTACACCGAGACCGAGCGCGCTGCGATCGCTCGCGACAACCCCGAAGCATTCAAGAAACTCCAAGCCACCCGAGGAACCTAACTCATGCCAACCACCCAACTGTCGGACATCTTCGTTTCCGACTACTACGGCACCCTGGAGCCGGTGAACTCCCCCGAGAAGACCGCTGTCTTCGAGTCGGGCATCGTGACCCGCTCGGCCACCCTGGACGGCATCGCCAAGAACGGCCAGGGCACCTCCGAGATCAGCTACTGGCAGGACCTGGACGCCGACGAGGCGCCGAACATTTCCAACGACAACCCCGATGACTTGGGCGAGGTCGGCAAGGCTGAGCAGGGCAGCATGCGCGCCCGGACCCTGTACCTCAACAAGGGCTACGGTGTCGCAGATCTCACTGCTGAGCTGGCCAACTCCGAGCCTCAGCAGCACATCCGCAACCGATTCGGCACCTACTGGACCCGCCAGTGGCAGCGCTACTTGCTGGGCTCTGCGCGCGGCGTGATCGCTTCTAACATTGCCAACAACGGTGGCGATATGGTGAAGGATTCCGGTGCGTCGATCAGCGCAAACGCCTTCCAGGACGCTGCCTTCACCGCTGGTGACGCTGCTGACATGTTCGCCGCCATCGGCGTGCACTCCGTGGTCATGAACCAGATGGTCAAGCAGGACATGATTGAGTACCTGCGCGATTCCCAGGGCAAGATCATTCTGGCCACCTATCTGGGCAAGCCAGTGTTCATGGATGACAGCCTGACCTACGCGCCAGGCCAGTTCCTGTCTGTCTTCTTCGGCCAAGGTGCATTCGGCTACGGCGAGGGCTCGCCAACTGTACCAGTCGAGCTGGAGCGCAAGCCGGGTGGCGGTAACGGCGGTGGTGCCGAGGTCCTGTGGGAGCGCAAGACCTTCATCCTGCAGCCAGCTGGATTTAGCTGGAAGGGCAGCGAGAACCTGAACCTCAGCCCAACTGCAGTCCAGTACGCCAGTGCCGCCAACTGGCAGCGCGTCTTCGATCGCAAGCAGGTTCCGTTTGCCGCAGTCATCAGCGGCACCGCCACCCCTTGACCCATGATGCGGGGCGCCGGCTTGGCGCCCTGCGCAGGAGATCAGCATGAAAGTCATCTACACCAACACCCCGGGCAGCGAGCGCGGCACCTGCTACCGCCGTCTGGACCAGTTCTTCGGCGTCATCGACGGCGCCACTTCGGTGTCCGTACAGGGCGATGCCCCTCATATCGGCGAGGCGTACCAGCGCCAGGGCATCAGCGTCAGCGAAATCGAGGAGGGTCTACGCCTGAATGGCCCGACCATTGCCCAGTGGGTTGCGGAGGGCTACAAGGCGTCGGCTTACCCGCCTGCTGGTTATGTCTCTGTGAGCAGCCAGGCCGAGATCGACAATGCGATCGAGGCGGAGGGCGGTGACGACGAGACCGACCCGCACAAGATGAAGGTCCCGCAGTTGAAGGAGTGGCTGACGGCCCAGGGCATCACCTTCGACGCCACCCTCAACAAGCCCGACCTGCAGGCCCTGATCCCGAAGGAATGAGCCATGACCGACTTCATTACCGTCGCTGACGTCGACCAGGCACTCGGGCACGGCTGGGCAGGCGACGGTGATGCGGTCCTCGCCGTTTCCATGGCCAATGCCTGGCTCACGGCCAAGATCAAGCGCCCAGTGCCGGACCCCGTACCGGACGCGATCGTTATCGCTGGCTCGCAAGTGGCCAAGCTTGCTGCGGCCGGCAAGCTCTACAAGGACACCCAGCGCGAGGTTCAGAGCAAGTCGGTGTCGGCCCAATCTGGCACTTCGACCAGCAAGACCTATGTCGCAGGCTCCGTCGACCGTTCCGCTGGCGAGAACTTCGCCCTCGACCTCATCGCTCCATGGATCCGGCGTTCTGGCACCGTGATGCTCAAGAGGGTGTGAGCAGCTTCAGTTTCGCCAAGTCTGCTTGAGCTCCTGATCAAACCACTGTTCGGCAACATCGTTGGCGGGCATCACGCTACGGAACTCCAGGTAGTGCCCATATCCCAGGCTGCGAAGCCAGTCTTTGAACTCTCCGAAGCTCGGGTGCCAACCTTGTGGCTGCTCCTTGGTTTTAGCCCAGTCGTGAACAAGTTGGCGTATAGCGATTTCGCAGTCAGCTTTGTTAGTCATGTCCGATCTCTGCAAAGGGGTCGGCTGGAGTGTATTTGAAATGGGCATGCGAGAAGAGATCCAGGCCGACCTGGCGGAAGCGTTCGATGATCCTGACGGCCTTGCCGACGCGGTGAAGCCTGTAGCCGGATCTCGCACCGTGAAGGGCGGATATGACCCCGAGATCGGCGGCACTGTCCCGGCCTCGACCATCAATTACGCCGGGCGCGGTGTGTTCGGTAGCTACCTGGCCAAGGAAATCGACGGCTCGCGCATCCAAACCGAGGACGTGAAGCTGTTGGTGCTGCAGAACGAACTGTTCGAAGGGCGGGCCGATGCGGTGACCGCCACCCCGGCCGTGCCGAAGATCGGCGACCTGATCAGCGGGTTCCGGACGCTCAACGTATCCGAAGACCCAGCCCAAGCCACCTGGACCGTCCAACTGAGGAAGTGACATGCCCCGCGGATCACACATGACCCAGCGCTACGGCGGCTTGCAGGGCGGCTTTGCCGAAGCTATCCGGGCATTCGCCGAGCGGGCCGAGCAAGCACTCGACGCTACCTTCCGCGAGATCGTGATCGAGATCGGCAGCAGCGTTATCCGAATGTCGCCGGTAGGCAACCCTGAGATATGGGCGGCCAACGTGGCCCATCGGGCCAAGGCAACCAGGGCCGCCGATGACTACGACTTCAAGGTCGCGGTCCGCAACACCCTGATTAACCTGAACCAGGACAACTTCACCAAGGCCGGCAAGTTGCGCAAGGGTGTGAAGTACGCAAAGTCCCTGACCAAGACCGAGCGTGTGCAGAACTTCGCTGTGAACGGGTTGGTTGCAGGCCAGGGCTACGTCGGCGGGCGGTTCCGGGGCAACTGGCAGTTCTCCATCGACTCTCCGGCGACTGAGGAACTCGAACGCATAGACCCATCCGGCGGCGAGGCTATTACCGCGCTCGTCACCCAAGTGCAGGCTCTGACCATCGGCCAGACGGCGTACATCGTGAACAACCTGCCGTACTCAATTCCGCTCGAGTATGGACATTCAACGCAGGCGCCGGCCGGCATGGTCAGGGTGACCCTGGCCAACTTCCAGCGCATCGTCGACGAAGCCATCAGGAACAACAGCGTATGAGCCAAGCAAAGGCCCGGCAGGCTATCGAGATCAAGCTGATGGCCTGGGCTGCGGCGCGCCCGATCCGGGTCGCGAACTTCGAGCAGGGTTTCGAGCCTGGGCCCGATGAAACCTACCTGCAGGCTTTCCAGCTGCCAGCGGGCACCACCTGCCGCTACCTGGGCGGCGAGGCCTACGAGTACACCGGGATCTACCAGGTGAGCATCATTTGCCCGGCGGGCCAGCCTCTGGCAACCGCCGAGACCCTGGTGGGTGAGCTTTCGGGCCTCTTCCGGGTGGATTCGGAGCTCAGCCGCAACGGCTTCCAGGGCTTGGTCACCGAGCCAGTTGACCAGGGCCCAACCATCACCGAGTCGGCGACCTACACGGTCCCGGCCAGCTTCACCTACCGCGGCATAGCGGACCAGTAAATCTTTCAACAGCCCCTATTGGCGGCTAACCAAACACGCAGCCTAGGCCCGTACAGCCGAACGGTGGATGTTCGTTCATCCGTCCGCCCCGGCTGCGTTTCTATTCGCCTGATGAACGAGGTGTCACAGATGATCGAGAACAACGTCATTCCGTTTCACTACCAAGGTCAGGCCGTGCGCTTCAACAGCGATGGCTGGATCAATGCGACCGATGTTGCCAAGCGCTACGGCAAGAAGCCTGCCGAATGGCTGCGCCTTCCTGAGTCGGTCAAGTATATGGATGCACTGGCGCGCCACTTAAATGTGGGGGAATCCCACCTTTTAGTTCGAAGCGCAAAGGGCCGCAGCGGCGGGACCTGGCTTCACCCAAAGCTGGCGGTGTCATTCGCCCGCTGGTTGGACGTGGATTTTGCCGTCTGGTGCGACCTTCACATTGATGCGCTCCTGCGCGGCGAGCTAAACGAGAAGCAGCAGTTCGACCTCGCTTGTCGGGCCTTGAACGATGCCAAGGAAGTCGCCAGCCTGAGCGGCCGAGAGCTGGCCCGCTGGCGGAACAAGAAGCCAGGCTTGGTGCACCAAGTCGAATATTGGCGCGATCAGCTTCAGATGACCCTGGGTCTCGATGCGGCGTGACTAGAGCGCGGATCCTCGGTCCGCCATGAACCAACTAAAGGGAAGCAAAATGTCTGATCAAGTGAAACGCGACAAGCAGGCGGTGATTGATGCGGTAGTGGGTGGCGACCTGGGCAGCCTGGCTCCTGCGCTGAAGCGGCTGTCCGGAAGCAGCCCTTATGACTTTGTCGTCGCGACCGAGGCATTGCTGAACACCGAACAGCGCGAGCAGCACCTCACCCTTGTGGCCTACGTGGGCTCCAGCCACATGCCCGACTTCTTTCACTCCGAAGGCGTGGTGTACGGCGCCATCTATGTGGACGGCTCCCCCTTCTGCAAGAGAGCCTGCCCAGTTGGTACCGGCCTGCCGATTGCCGAAGTGCGCGTGATCGTCGAGGCAGCACGGCAGGAATACGACAACTCGGTGCTCGAACACGTGACCAAACTCAAGGACCAATTCGAGCAGTTGGACCGACTGCTGGCTGGGCATTCCTTTGCCGACAGCAAGCTGGTCAGCCTGGCTCACGTTGAGCTGGTGAAAGGCCAGGCGCTCCTGATTGCAGCTATTACAAAGTAGCCCGACTTAACACCCATCAAGCCCAGCCGCGTGCGGGCTTTTTCGTTTCTACCCAAGAGGAAAACACCATGGCCGCACGCTTCCCGCTGCCGAACGGTTCCGTGCTGGAGATCGCCTCCGCGCTCGGCACCGCCATCGCCTTTACCGCCCTGACCAATGCCGCGCCACCAGTGGCCACTGCCGCCGACCACGATATCGAGAACGGTGATGTCCTGCTGGTTAACTCGGGCTGGGCACTGATCACTGACCGCGCAGTGCGTGCGGCCAGTGTAGCTGCTGACACTTTCTCGCTGGGCGGTCTCAATACCACCAACATCGACAAGTTCACGCCTGGCTCTGGTGTTGGCTCGGTGGTTCCAGTGTCCACCTGGGCACAGATTTCCAAGGTCACAGGCTTCACCGTTTCAGGCGGTGAGCAGCAGTTCCTGACCGTGGGCTACCTGGAGAACGACGACGACCTCCAGTTCCCGACCAACCGAAACCCGATCACCTTGTCGGTCACCGTCGAAGACCAGCCATCGGCTGCTTACGTGAGTGCCGTGGAAAGCTTCGGTGACTCCAAAGAGCTGACAGTGCTTCGGCTTAAGTTGCCGGGTGGTGACCAGATCCTGTTCCCGGGCTACGTCAGCATCACCAGCACCCCGACCATGGAGCGCAACCAGCTCATGACCCGGACCATCAGTGTGGGCCTCTCCGGTCGCCCTGTTCGATTCCTGGCCGGCGCATAAGGATACCCCATGGCAAAGATCAAGATCGCGCAGAACCCGACGTTCAGCGCAGTGGTGCAGATTCCGCGTATTGGTGCTGAACCAGTGCCTGTTGAATTCCAGTTCCGCTACCTGGACCGGGTGGCTCTCGCCGAAATGTTCGACCAGTGGAACAGGGCGCGCGATGCCTGGGCCGCCAAGGCGCAGGAGGAAGGTGTCAGCTGGAAGGACGCCACCGCTGCGGAAATAGACCTTCAGGTGGTGCAGCTCAAAGACATCGTGGTCGGCTGGGACCTGGAAGACGAGTTTGGCGACGAAGCTATTGCCGAACTGGTGCGCACTTGCACCGGGGCACCGAAGGCCGTCACCGATGCCTTCCAGAGCGCCTACGCACCGGCGCGCTTGGGAAACTGAGGGCGGCGGCTAGGGCCTGCTACGAGCGCGGGCCCTCCGCCGAGCAACTGGCGGTGCTGGGGCTGACCCTGGGTGACATCGAGGAGGAAGTGGTGGAGGTCTGGCCAGATGCATGGCCAGCCTTCCGTCTGTTCGATGCCTTGGGCACCCAGTGGCGAGTGGCTTCGGGCGGCCCGTCCGGCCTGGACTACACCGCCATTCCCGTAACGGCCTCAATGCTCGGCATCAAACGCCAAGAGCTCACTAATATTTTTCCTGACCTCCGCATCATGGAGCACGAAGCTCTGGCCGTTATGGCTGAGGCGGTGGAGTAGGGCAGCGACTGACGCGGCCAGGCCGCAGGAGATGAGTATGGAGCGGGCTTTTCTCACTTCGGCAGGGATGGAGCTCCAGCCTGAGGACATTGTCGTCTCGCGAGCGATGATAGAGGTCGGCCTCGCCGTTCTGGAGGAAACAGATGACCGACCACTTTCACGATCTACGGTCGAAAGTGCTTTTCAGCAGATGTGCCACTGCGGATTTCGAGAATCTGTTGCCTTGTCATGCGGCCGGTTAGCACCTCAAGACCAAGGGAAATAGCTCGCACAATCTTCATCAGGGTTAAGCAATGGTTTCGAAGGTCTTCAAGCGATAGCTCAGCATTGGCCTTCTCTGGCGTTCTGGGCTTGATTAGGTCCGTTAGGGTTGCACTCTCGCCCTCATTCAACCCCCACTGCCAATGCACGATTTTGTGGCGGATTGGAGAAACCTTCTCAAAGGCCTCAATGCTGAAAACGAGATCCTTTGCTGTTACCTCGTGGGCACCGACGATTTCAGATAGCTTGGACTTGGTGTATCGGACCATCCCAGCGATAGACATGTTGGTCTCTACACATAACCGTTGGGCTTCTGCCGACGACTTTCCCATCGTCAATGCAAAGAGCTCTGCGACTCTCCACTCTACTGCAGAGTAATTTGCGATGAACTGGCCGATGGCATGAAGGTGGGGATCCGATGGGCCACAATCGTATTGGCGGACCCAGTCAATGGTGAATGCTGGTCTTGGCTCAAACTCTTGATCCTTCAAAGGATGCTCCTTGCAAAATGGGAACCAGTCCATGGGCTTTCCGGCAACGGACCGGGGCGGTTCATGGCTCTCTATGCTTGGGTATCCGTTGGCTCGCTATGGATCTTTGGAGAGAGAATCGCTGCTACGTAGCTTTCCATAAGATTGAGGTCTTCGCGCGTTGGAGCGCCGAGTGAGTTCAGCGCAACCTGTTGAGCATTTTTGAGCGTTTCGCGGTCATGCTGGATTGTGCTCACAAGGCCGAGCACTACTGCTTTCAGCGCTGCCACGTTCAGAGAAAGGTCATCCATCATTCTCATGCCAGGTCTTTCCTTAAATTCTTGGAGGCACAACGCTACTACGGTCTAGGCAAGCCTTGGTACTGGCTTTCCATCCAGCTCGGATGACCTAGGGGCGTTCGGCTATCCTAGGTCTTTCTCTTTTGGATCAAGCGGATGGAAATAGGGAAGGTTTCACTGGTCGACGCGATCACTTTGGGGATAGCACTTTTAAGCCTGTTCGTAGCGTGGTGGGCACTCAGAAGGACAAGGATGACGGAGCTCTTTACCCTGCGGCAGAGCGTAGTGATCAAGGCTGAGCAAGCACGGTCGGAATGGCACAAGCTTAATAGGGAGAACGAATCCCTGATCAGGGATGTGAGACATCGATTCACTGCCGGATTGCCTGAGGTGGCTGCTCTGTTGGAATTCCTGATAGGTCAACGCGAGCATTTTGTGCTTTGCCTTCGAGATTCGGCTGCCCTAGCGGAGGATGTCCATGCCACTGTAGATACATTCAATGAGAAGAAATGCCGCCTCTATCTTCGGGATATCGAGCCCAGTCTCGAGATGCTGGCGCGCAATCAGGGCGTTTCGACAAAGAGGTACGAGGAGATAGTACTCCGAATGCAGGATGCCGTTCGTCCTGAGCCTAGAGCTTAGACTTTGATCCACTGGCTTTCCGTCCAGGGTGGATGGGTGGACAGCTGGCATTTGATATTGACGCCGTAAGTCCAACATGGCTTCATCGGCATCGAAGACCCCCGCCTGAACAAGGAGGCATGCCTTGCCTGCTCTAGTTACCGAACTGGTCAACGATGCCATGAGAGCTGAGATCTCAGTTTCCAACCTCTTGCGACGCACTTTGGTAACCGCCAGCAGGCTCGGCCTTCCTGATTTGGTCAACTGGTTAAACTCAGAGCTAAGTGGCTACACATCCGCACCGGTCCCTGATTATCGGGAGGTACGGGGTGTGCCGATGTGTGAGAGCGAACTTGGTGGCTGGATGCCCCTTGAGGTTCGAAGCCCACAAGCGAATGCACTTTTTTCCAAGCGATTGATCTTTACTTCGATTCCTGAACTCGAGCGTCTAGTGGTCAGTGGCGCCTCAATGCTAGTGTTCTTCTCGCCAGAATTTGAGGCAAAGCTCAGGCGTGATATGAATCCACCCACTCGGCCAGCCGTGGAGGTCCAGGCGAGCCAGTTGTTCGGTCTGATCGAGCAAGTGCGCAGTCGGATACTGCAGTGGGCATTGGACTTAGAGTCGAAAGGAGTGCTGGGTGAGGGACTATCGTTTACAACTGAGGAGCGCCAGATCGTGGCTGCGCAGCACTACCACTTCGGAGATGTCACGGGCTCTCAAATCCAAATCGGTTCCAGTGGATCAAGTCAGTCAATTACCCAGGCTGACAGCAGTGCAGCTCTAAGTGGGCTGATTAGGCTGCTGAATGATGCTCTTGCAAGTAATGAAATTCGGGGGGAGGAGGCTGCAGAGCTCGCAGCCGAGCTCGCGACACTTGAGGCTCAAGCCGGCTCTCCGAAGCCGAAACCGTCAATCATCAAGGAGACTGCCTTGAGTATTCGGCGGGTGCTCGAGGGGATAGCAGGTGGGGCGCTAGCGACTGCGGCGGCACCTTTTATCCAAGCATTATTGAGCTGAAAGCTGCATAAGTACGCCAGCTAGCGCAGCCCCGCGCTGGGCTTTTTGCGTTTGTCATGAAAAAGCCCGCTTATGCGAGCTTTGTTGTTCCTGCCACGCTCTATTCACGCGCATTATCTGACGTGGTTAGTACGCTTGGCTCAGGGGCATGCTGACGCCCCTGTCTATATCTCATGCCAATACAAGGTCACTGTCCGTGTCGGAACTCATCCCTCTGGCGAAAGTATTCTTTGATATTTCCTACGTCTCGGGAAAATTGTTGAAGGAGGTGTGGATACGAAAAATCTCCGATGCAGCAAGACCAGCCACCGCGCGGAAGGTTTGCACTGAAGATCACAGCATCGTTTTCATCGTCCGGCTCTGCTTCCACGGAGAAAAAGCCCAGGTGCGTTATGGAGACAAGCTTCTCCAGGTGGTGAATCTCCAAATTGTTGCGCAGGTCGTCTTCGCTATACGCGGCATGGGCTTCATATCTGCTGCCATGCACGTTCTCGATGGCTACCTCGTAAAATCTTGCTTTTGTTGCCATTCCTGAATCCTTTCTCTGGTCTGTTTTGCATCTTTAAAAGGGTGAAGCTATTCCTTCGGGAGGCGCTTAGCCGGGCTTGGGGTCACTCTTGGTCGAACATGATGGACAAGTGGTCTGGTCCATTCCAGTCAAGGGTATACCCCGCCGCCTCTAGCTCCCTGCAGATTTCGCCTGTGGTTTCGTCGTGTTCTGAATCACTCATCTCGTCGAGCCCCATGTCTCGGAGATCGACGTAAGCGATTGACGACCCCTTGTTGATCGCAATCTGCAGCTCTGAGAGAACCTCTTTACGGACCTCTACTGCGGCCCGTTTTCGCGACTGCGCAGCCAGCTCCCTCGCTTTTCTAGCACTTGGAATTGCATCAACCTGCCCGCTACGGAAATGACTCTCCTCTAGGCGAGCAACAATTTCGGCGTTCAGCGAACGCTTGGACTCTTGGGCTGCCAGCTCAATTTGCTCACGTAGAGCGGCGGGTAACCGAAGCTTGAATTGGGAATCTTCTCTGCTCATGGTTTGGATAATGGACCACGGTGGTGTTGACAGCAATGGGACCACCGTGGTTCCATTTGGTCGGGATCACGGTGGTCCCATGAGGATGCAGGTATGCGTAAAGACCCACAGATGAAATTAAGATTGCCAGAGGAGCTTAAGCAATGGGTGGAGATCGAAGCCCAAAAGAACTTACGTTCGCAAACGGCGGAAGTGGTGTTTGCTTTGCTGGAAGAGAGAAAGCGGCGAGAGCAAGGGGCAGCCTGAAAACGAAGAAGCCCCAGTGCGGGAACACTGAGGCTTCGGGAAACGAGATCAACTTCGGAGAAGAAATCGTCATGAGCGATAATAGCACAAACGTAATCCCGTTCAATTTCGGCAAGCAGCAGGTTCGCACGTTATTGGTGGATGGTGAGCCATGGTTCGTCGCTGCCGACATTTCGACCGCCCTGCAGTACCGCGACTCCTTCAACATGTGTCGCAATCTGGACGATGATGAAAAGGGTACTCAGATTGTGAGTACCCTTGGTGGAGCCCAGGAAATGCTGGCTATCAACGAGTCTGGCCTGTACTCCGCAATCCTGCGTAGCCGCAAGGCCGAGGCCAAGCGCTTCAAGAAGTGGGTCACCGCTGAGGTGCTTCCGGCGATTCGCAAGCATGGTCGCTACGAAGACCAGCAGGGCAAGATGCCAACACTCATGGATGAACTGATCGGCATGAGCGAGCTGGGCGTCATCAAGGGCCTCATCAGGGACAAGGGTAAGGCGGTTACAGCAGGCAAGCGCCAGAGTTTCGCACTGGCCATGCACAACCGACTCCATACTCGCTTCAACGTACCGCGCACCGAGCTGATCCCTGCGGGTCAGTTCGAGGTAGCCTGCAATTTCATCGCGGCATATGCACTTGATGGCGAGTACATCGAGGCCTTGCCAAAGGATGGTGTGGCGCTTGACCAGTACGAAACCCATCATCTTTATCTGCTGATGTCGCGCTTCGCCGCCATGTTTAAGCACAAGAACGACATGCTTGCAGCTTCTAGGACTCTCGGGTCTACGCCGCTCATGGGGATTTTTGAGCAGCTCAAGGAAGGCGACCGTTCTTTTGAGGTTCTTGATCGTCGTCGTTCCGAGATTTATGGGGCTTATAGCGCTACTGGGTGCCAGGGAGGCTATGCATGGAGGATGACTGCATGACCGACCTTATCCTGACCGAGGATGAATGCCATGAGCTGGTTTCCTGCGATGACGATGAGCCAACCACTGATTCCCTGAAGGTCGCCAAGAAGTTTGGCAAACGTCACGATACAGTTCTGAGATCCGTAGACCGATTGAAATGCTCATCCGGTTTCCGACTCCGCAATTTTGCGGAGTCCTCCTACATCAATGAGCAGGGTAAGGCGCAGCGAATGTTCACCATGACCAAGGATGGATTTATGTTTCTGGTTATGGGTTTCACGGGCGATAAGGCTGCAGTCTGGAAGGAAGCATTCATCGAGGCCTTCAACTGGATGGCGCGGCAACTGAAGGTCCGCAGCCTTTCCTTCGAGCATCGCCGAAACCATCTGATGCTGGAATATCAGCAGGAGCGCGGAATGGCCAGCTTCGCGGGTCGTACCTTGAGACGCTGGCAGATCAAGAAGCCTGGCCTTGAAGGAAAGCTGTTGGCCCTTGAGCAGGATGGGCAGGCCACGCTCCAGTTGAACTGACGGCACATCCCCGTCGCCCCGCACCTGCGGGGCATTGTGCCTTCAAACCGAACCCCGCCATCGCGGGGTTTTGGTGTTGGCATTCCGAAATCGCCCGTTCGGGTGGTAGAGTTTCCCGAATCTGAACAGGGATGCTCTTGATGTGAACCCGCTAGACCTACTTCAGCCGTATCTCTACGGCCCCGAAGACACCATAAGTCACGAATATGATTCGGCGGCGTATCGGCTTACTGCCGAGGATAAGCTCAGCTTAGAAAAGGCCATCTTGGTTCGTGGCGCAAAAGCAATTGAGAACGTAACCAAGGGCGGAGCAGTTCTTTATCAGCGCTCGCCTCAGAGGTTCTCTGGCGAGGACGAGGCCTACCTTCGTTCTTTGTTCGCTCCAGGCACGGAGATCATCGTGCCGTGGGGTGGGCCTGACCACATCGTCGTCAGTCAGCGCGAGCCGGATACCAATGGTGTCATCGTGGTGGAAAGCTACTCGCCGTTCGAGGATCGCTTCCTGCGCTTGCCGTACACGAAGAAGCTAGATGGCGCTGACGGTATCGCCGCATATCAATTTTGCGCGACGATGCAAGCTAGGAACTCGCTTCGAGTACTACAGCAACATGGGCGTCTGGAGTCACTTCCGCACAGCAAGCTTCCCAAAATAGCCAGGCATGAATGGCAGGGCATATGGGTGCCGACAACCAGGCATAGAAGGGTGTTTGCACAAGGTGGTCAGATGGCGTCAGAAATCGGCCCCATCGCTCAAGACGGGGGTGACTACCTCAGATTCCTTCTCATAGTGAAAGCTATCGGCAAGATGAAGACCTCCATCGCAGAAAAGCGCAGGGTTCTGTCTGAAGTTGAGCGAATGAGAGGGCAGTCCGGTACGCATTTCAGTGTCTTCATCAACAAAGCGCGCATGAGCCTTGAGGGTATTATGAAGGCCTGACATCCACCGATTTCTTGACCAATTGAGGATCTGCATGAAGCGTTTGGCATCGGTAGTATTGGTTGCGCTGGTCCTGGCTGGCTGCGGAAAAAGCAACATTGAGCGGGCGCGTGAGGCGGTGGCCGATCGCCTCAAAGACCCCGAGTCCGCGCGATTCCGCAACGAGCGAGTCGTTGGTGAAGATCATTTTGTGTGCGGCGAGGTAAACGCCAAGAACTCTGCTGGCAGTTACGTAGGTTTCAGCAGCTACGCCGCGCTTCGAAAGGACGATGGAAGCTACGTTGCCTTTCTCGAAAGCGAGGGGCAAACAACATTCAAAGAGTCGTCCTGCAAATAGGCGATGAGAATCAAACGACCCGCTTCGGCGGGTTTTTTTATGCCTGGAGAAATCATGAGCCAAGGTGATATTGCCGTCTTGGGGGTCCGCGTCGAGTCGGGAGAAGCAGTCACTGCGGCCGATAATCTGGAGAACTTCGCAAAAGCCGGGGAGCGTGCAGAGAAAGCTGCAGCTGCTGTTGGGGCGCAGGCCAGATCCTCCGGCGTTTCGATCAAGGATCTTGCCGCTAGCAGCTCAGCAGCCGAGCAATCAATGGGTAAGCTTGCTTCTGCTGAAGAAAAGGTTGCAGAAACCGCAAGTGAGGCCATGGCTCGACTCACCGCCATGGCCAAAGCTTCCCTTGAGGCAAGTGACTATCACAAGGGGCTGGCATCGAGTGTAGTAAGCGTTGGCAGCGCCATGGAGGCCTCGAAGTCCGCCGCGACTGACTGGTCAGCCTATCAGGCGCAGATCAACGAGCGCGGTCGCGTCCTCATTGAGACGGAGGATAGAATCGCTGCTGCTGCAAGGCAGGCAGCTGTCACGACCGGCACTCAAGCTGATGGCTTGCAGGAGCTGCTGGGTCGAATTGATCCGGCTGTCGCTGCCCTCGGCAGGCTAGATGACATGGAGCGCCGACTTCAGGGGTTCAAGGCTTCTGGCGCTTTGGACGCGGACACATTCGCAGATTACAAAGGGAAGATAGATCAGGCGCGGGAAGGATTGAGCAGGATGGATTCCTCACTGTCCCGCACTGGCATGTCGGCCAGAGCGACGGCGGCAGCGCTGCGAGGAGTTCCGGCGCAACTGACGGACATCGTCGTGAGCTTACAGGGCGGCCAAGCCCCTCTGACGGTGCTTCTCCAGCAAGGCGGCCAGCTCAAGGACATGTTCGGTGGTATTGGGCCGGCTGCAAGGGCCATGGGCGGATACATCGCTGGCCTGATCAACCCCTTCACGCTTGCTGGAGCGGCGGTGGCCGGCCTTGGAGTCGCCTACTACAAAGGTAGTGAGGAGCAAGAGGCTTTTCGGAAGTCTCTGATTCTAAGCGGCAATGCGGCCGGCACGAACGTGGGCGCCATGGCAGATCTTTCCCGACAGATCGCCTCGACTGTAGGTACTACTGGGGCTGCAGCTGAGATTCTGGCTCAGCTTGCAGGTAATGCGAATATTGCCGGTGAAAGCATCGGCACCGTTGCAACTGCAGCTCTTCAGATGAAGGACGCTACAGGGCGCGCGGTTGAGCAGACTGTCGCCGAATTCGTCAAGATCGGGAAAGACCCAGTATCAGCCGCCAAAGAGCTGAACGACCAATATAACTTCCTTACCGCCAGTACGTACGCTCAGATTGCTGCCCTGAAAGAGCAAGGAGACACAGTCGGAGCAGCCAAGCTGCTGACAGATACCTATGCCCAGACTATCGACTCTAGGACCAAGGAGATCGTCGAAAACCTGGGTTGGATCGAAAAAGCATGGCGCGGCGTCTGGGGGATGACGAAAAATGCTGGCGATGCGGCTCTCGATTTTGGCAGGACGAAGAGTCTCGCGGACCAGCTGTCGGCTGCCCAAAAAGACCTTGCGGACATCGATAAGATCTTTGCTGGCAACCCGATTGCAGCCTCAGGGAAGGAGAACAAAGAGCGTCGGGACATTCTTGTCAGCACCGTCCAAGCGCTCGAAGACCAGCTTCGTACGCAGAGGTCTATTGACCAAGCCCAAGAGAACTACCGACTGAGACAGCGAGAGTCGGTCCTCTCTCAGGAAACCCTGAACAGCCAGCTGAAGACCACGGCCGGGAACCAAGAAAAGCTGGCTGCGCGGCTTAAGGAGATCAATGAACTTGCAAGGAAGTCCGCCGCTGGCGATGGCGGCCGGGTTTACACCGAAGCCGAGTTGAATCAACTGCGAGATGCCGCCCGCGAACAGTTCAAAGATAAGCCAGGGCCAAAGGGGCCAGTCTATCGCGAGGACGCAGGCGCCAAGGCCCTAGACCAAGCCCGCCAGCAATACTCGGTGCTCCAGCAACAGAACGCCCTAATCGGCGCCCAGCGCGGCGAGGTGCAGAAACTCGGCGAGGCAGGCCAGGCCCTGGTCAAATGGGAACAACAACTGGCCGACATCAAGGACAAGAAGACCTTGACCGCCGACCAGAAGTCGCTTCTGGCGAATCAGGACCTGATCACTGCTCAGCTGAAGCGCAACGCTGCGGTCGAGCGCGAAATGCAGCTGCGCAAGGTGGCTACCGAAGAGGCGCAGAAGCTTGCGGCCTTCGAGGCCAACCTCAACAGCCAGCTTCAGCGCGACTCGGTCGGCCTGAGCAACAACCTTGCCGGTATGGGGCTTGGCGATGTCGCCCGCCAGCGCACGCAGGAGCGCTTCAGCATCGAGCAGCAGTACCAGCAGCAGATGGACAACCTCCAGCAGCAGCGCAACGAAGGCCGAATAAGCGACAGCCTGTATGAGAAGGAAAATCAGGCCCTGCAGAAAGCCCTGGATTCGCGGTTGGCGAGGCAGGAGAAGTACTACCAGGATGTAGACGCCCAACAGCAAGATTGGTCGCTTGGTGCGCGCTCGGCCTTCTCGACTTACCTCGAGCAGGCCCGGGACGTCGCCGGCCAAACCCGTACGCTGTTCAGCAACGCTTTCTCCAGCATGGAGGACGCCGTCGCGAACTTCGCCATATCCGGCAAGTTCTCGTTCGCCGACTTCACCAAGTCGGTGTTGGCGGATATGGCACGCATCGCCACCCGGCAAGCGGCCTCAGGGCTGCTGTCCAGCATCGCCGGCAGTGCGTTGGGTTCTTGGTTTGGTGGTGGGGGAGGCCCCGCGACTTCGGCCGGATCGACCCAGGCCGGCTACGCCCCTCAGTTCATGGACAACTTCGTCTCCGGCCAGCGCGCTGCTGGCGGCCCGGTAGCGGCGAACTCGCTCTACCAGGTCAACGAACTCGGCCCGGAGCTGCTGAACCAGGGAGGCAAGACCTACCTGATGATGGGGGCTGAAGGCGGCTCCATCACTCCTCTTGGAGCTGGGCCTGCTTCAACCGCAGCGGCTGCAGGTGGATCTGGAGCCGGCACGGAGCAGAAGATGGAGATCACCATCAATATCAACCGAGAAGGGGGCGGCGATGTGTCCGCTGACACAGCGATGGGGCAGCGGCTGGCGCCGCAATTCCTCGAACTGATCCGCGCCGAGATTGCGGCAAACGAGCGCAAGACGTTGAGCCCAAGTGGCGGCGCAACGTGGCGAGCTATTCAAGGGAGGCGTTGATGGCAACCGAAACTTTTGGCTGGCCCACCGAGCGCGGCGAGACTCCTGACATCCAGTACCGGGTACGGGAGTCGCGCTTCGGCGGCGGATACCGGCAGGTCGTGGGCGATGGCCCGAACAACAAGGAAGACAGCTACCCGGTGACCATCACCGGCAGAAAGGCCAGGGTGAAGGAGGTCATGGCCTTCTTCGACCGGCATGCCGGCGCGAAGGCCTTCCTTTGGAGTACGCCGCTTGGCGAGCTGGGCCTGTTCACCTGCGCCGATCCAAAGCCGACCCCTATGGGCGGCGAGCAATTCAAGGTTACCGCCACCTTCCAGCGGGCCTTCCACCCGTAAGGAATCCTTATGTCACTGATCAAAGACATCCAGTTGCTCCAGCCGGGCAGCGAGGTGCTGCTGTTCGAGCTCGACGGCTCGGACTGGGGTGCCGACATCCTGCGCTTTCATGGGCACGCGATACCGCACACACCTGAAGAGCTGGCGGCGGCCGGCGTCAACGCCGACCAACTGCCGGCCAAGTCGATCTGGTGGCAGGGAAATGAGTACGGTGCCTGGCCCATTCAGGTCGACGGTATCGAGGCAAACTCGGACGGGACTGCGGTACGCCCAACGATCTCGGTCGGCAACGTCAACGGGCGGATCACTGCCTTGTGCCTGGCCTTCGACAACCTGCTGGAGTTCAAGCTGACGATTCGGCAGACGATGAGGCGGTACCTGGACCCGGTCAACTTCTCGGGGGGCAACCCAGAGGCAGACCCGACCGAGGAAGCGATCGAGGTCTGGTACATCGACCAGAAAGTATCGGAAAACGGCACCGCCGTGTCGTGGGAGCTGGCCAGCCCCGGTGATGTCGGCGGCGAGAGCATCGGCCGCCAGATGACTCAGCTGTGCCACTGGGCCATGACGAACGGCTACCGGGGGCCGAACTGCGGATACACCGGGTCGTACTTCGACTTCGACGGCAACCGCACGGATGACCCGGCCAAGGATCAGTGCAACGGTTGTCTCGACACTGGCTGCGTGGTGCGCTTCGGCCAAGGCAACCAACTGCCCTTCGGCGGCTTCCCTGCCGTCTCCCTGATCGCCAGGAGCTGATCATGCTGAAACACATCCTTGCTGCCGTGCAGAAGCACGCTGCGGCGGAGTACCCGCGCGAGTGTTGCGGGCTAATCTTGGCCGTGGGCCGGAGGCAGGTGTACTTCCCCTGCGCGAACGTGGCAACCGAGCCGACCGAGGAGTTCCGCATTGCGCCGGAGCAGTACGCCGGCGCGGAAGACCAGGGGCAGGTGATCGGCGTCGTTCACTCTCACCCGGACGCCACCAGCAGGCCTTCGCCGCGTGACCTGGCCATGTGCGAGGCCACCGGGCTGCCTTGGCACATCCTGTCCTGGCCGGAAGGTGACCTGCGGACGATCACACCCACCGGCGAAACCCCGTTGCTGGGCCGGCCATTTGTGCACGGCGCCTGGGATTGCTGGCAAGTGTGCGCCGACTGGTACCAGCGGGAATGGGGCGTGGAGTTCCCAGACTACGCCCGCGAGGATGGATGGTGGGAGCAGGCCGCGGGCCCGAGCCTTTACGAGCAGACCTACGAGGCTGCGGGGTTCTATCAGGTGGACAGGCCCGAGCGCGGCGACATGATCGTCATGGCCGTAGGGCGCACCGTGCACCCGAACCATGCCGGTATCTACCTCGCTGGCGAGCCGAAATTGCCGGGTGAGCAGGCCGAACTGTTCGGCCCCGGGCCATTTCTGCTGCACCACCTGTACGGCCGACCATCCGAGATCATCATCTATGGTGGCCCGTGGCATGACCGCGCCCGCCTGATTCTGCGGCACAAGGAGGCCCGATGAGCGCCATCGTCTACGCACCCATGACCACCATCAAGCTATCCGGATCGCTGGCCCAGAAGTTCGGGCGCACCCACCGCCGACAGATCGATAGCGGCGAGGTGTGGGAGGTATTCAAGGCCCTGAAGGCAACGCTGGAGGGGTTTGAGGCCGAGATCCAGCGCCTGGATGGAATGGGTTTGCGGTTCGCCGTGTTCCGCAACCGCAAGAACGTGGGCGCCGAAGACTTCGGTCGGGGCGGCACGCGCGAGGTGCGCATCGTTCCGGTGATCGGCGGCAGCAAGCGCGGCGGTCTTCTCCAGACTATCGTCGGCGTGGCCATGGTGGTAGCTGGGGCTGTTACAGGGCAGGCATGGGCTATGCAAATCGGCGCGGCCATGGCACTCGGCGGTGTAATCCAAATGCTGAGTCCGCAGGCGAAGGGGTTGTCTCAGAGCGCAGCGCCGGAGAACCGACCTTCATACGCCTTCGGCAGTGCGAACAACACCACCGCCAGCGGAAACCCCGTACCAATCTGCATCGGCGAGCGCCGGTGGGGTGGGGCGATCATTTCCGCGTCCGTCTACGCCGAGGACAAGGCGTAACAGCAAAAACCCTCACTTACAAGGGGAGGAAGTGTTCCTCCCGTGTCTGAAGGAGGGCCTATGAACAACCGATCACGAATAATCCTGAAGCTTGTTTCACTGCTGTGCACGCTGGTGAGTTACTCGATCAAGCTTTTTCTGAGCCTCCATGGCTCCTGACCAAACCGCCTTCGGGCGGTTTTTTATTGCCCGGAGGAAAGCATGGGCGCAGCACTCCCACCTGACGTCACTGGCGCCAAAGGCGGCAGCAAGAAGCCCAAGGCTCCTTACGAGGCCCCCGACAGCCTGCGGTCAACCAACATCGCCAAGATACTTCTGGCTGTGGGCGAGGGCGAGTTTGACGGCACGCCGACCGACCGCGACATCTACCTCGACAACACACCGATCATGGATGCCAGCGGCAACGTGAACTTCCCTGGAGTGAAGTGGGAGTTCCGTCGCGGCTCGGTTGAGCAGGACTACATCCAGGGTATCCCAGCGATCGAGAGTGAAACGTCTGTCGGCGTTGAATTGCGGAGCGATCAGCCGTGGACTCGCGCACTGAGCAACACTCAGCTCTCGGCAGTGCGCCTGCGCTTCGCCTGGCCGCGGCTGCTCCAGCAAAACCCAAGCAATGGCAACACGGATGGCTACACCATCGAGTACGCCATTGAGATCGCAACCGACGGTGGCGCTTTCGTGGAAGCGAACCGCGGGGCGGTCAGCGGAAAGACAAGCAACGGCTATCAGCGGTCGGTTCGCGTCGATCTGCCTCCGGCGACTTCCGGCTGGGTGATGCGCGCACGACGCATCACTCCGAACGCGAACACCGGGACCATCGCCGACACCATGACCGTGGCGGCTTATACCGAGATCATCGATCAGAAGCTGCGTTATCCGAACACCGCGCTGCTCTACATCGAGTTCGACGCTGAGCAGTTCCAGAACATCCCGTCGGTAACCGTGAAGTGCAAGGCGCGGCGCTGGCCAGTGCCGACCAACTACGACCCGATTGCCCGCACCTATACCGGTACATGGGACGGTACCTTCAAGCAGGCCTGGACCAACAACCCTGCGTTCGTCACCTATGGCCTGTGCGTGGAAGACCGGTTCGGCCTGGGCAAGCGCATCAAGTCGTGGATGGTCGACAAGTGGGAGATGTACCGCATCGCCCAGTACTGCGACCAGCTTGTACCGAATGGGGTGGGCGGGCAGGAGCCGCGATTCCTGTGCGACCTGAACCTGCAGGGCAAGGCCGAGGCCTGGACGCTGCTGCGTGATCTCTCTGCCATCTACCGAGGCATGGTGTACTGGGCGCAGGGCGCGCTGTTCATGCAGGCCGACATGCCACGCGCACAGGACTTCGACTATGTGTTCACTCGAGCGAACGTCATCGATGGCGAGTTCACCTACGGCGGCGCCGAGCGCAGCACGCACTACAGCCGGGCCCTAGTCAGCTACGACAACCCCGGCAACAACTACGACACGGACGTGATCCCGGTCACCGACCTGACGCTGCAGCGCCGCTTCCAGGATCGCCCAATCGAGATCTCGGCTATTGGCTGCACCAGGGCCAGCGAGGCCCAGCGCCGCGGCAAGTGGGCGCTGCTGAGCAACAACCAGGACCGCACCGTCACCTTCAGGACCGGCATGGAGGGTCGCATCCCGCTGCCTGGCCACGTCATCCCGGTGGCCGATGAGCTGCTGTCTGGACGGCCCAATGGCGGCCGGATCGTTACGGCGGTCGGCAAGGTCGTGACCCTGGACCGTGACACTCAGATCAAGGCCGGCGACCGCCTGATCATCAACCTGCCCAACGGCAGCGCGCAGGGCCGTACCGTGCAGTCTGTGGCCGGTCGTGCTGTGACCGTGACCACGGCCTATTCGGTCCAGCCGGAGCCGGAACTACAGTGGGCCATCGACGCCGACGACCTGGCCATCCAGCTGTTTCGCGTCCTGAAGACTGCGCGCACTGCAGAGGGCGAGTACGAGATCACCGGGTTGGAGTTCAATCCGAGCAAATTTGCCGCGATCGACACCGGCGCCAAGCTGGAAGAGCGCCCGATCAGCGTCATCCCGGTGACCACTGTTCCGCCGCCGGCGAGCGTCACCCTGACCTCGGACTACGCGATCAGCCAGGGCCTGGCCGTCAGCACGATGACCATTGCTTGGCCGGCCGTGAACGGGGCCGTGGCCTACGACGTGGAGTGGCGCAAGGACAACGGGAACTGGATAAAGCTGCAACGCGTCGGGGCGACCTCAGTCGACGTAATAGGTATCTACGCCGGTCAGTACCTAGCGCGGGTTCGCGCAGTCAGTGCGTTCGATATCTCGTCGATCTGGCGAGACTCGATGCTCACCGACCTCAAGGGCAAGGAGGGCCTGCCGCCGGCGGTGTCGTATCTGAACGCATCGAGCGAGCTGTTCGCGATCGGGCTGAAGTGGGGATTCCCACCCGGCGCCGAGGACACACAGCGTACCGAGATCTGGTACAGCCCAAGCAATGACCTGTCGGTGGCCACGAAACTCACCGACCTGGCCTACCCGCAGCGTGACTTCATGCTGCAGGGGCTGGCTGCGGGCGTGTCGTTCTTCTTCTGGGCACGCCTCGTCGACCGCACCGGCAACATCGGTCCATGGTATCCCGTGGACAACGGCGTACTGGGGCAGAGCGGCATGGATGCTTCGCCGATCCTAGACCTCATTGCAGGGCAAATTGGCGAGACTGAGCTGGGCAAGGAGCTCATCGACAAGATCGATGGCCTGCAAGACCAGATCGATGCGCTGGACGGGCTCAAGGCATACGACCCAGGTGAGCCATACGTGAAAGACCAGATGGTCGTGGTCGATGGTCGGATCTACCAGGCAAAAGGCCCTGTTCCTGCCGATGCCTCGGGTGCAAATTCTCCGCCGAACGCGAACCTCTGGATCGATGTTGGTCAGTCTGTGCAAGCGGCCAACGGCCTTGCACAGCAGGTGCAGACGAACAAGACCAACATCGAGACCGTTGACGGCAAGGTCACGGCGACAGCCGAGAGCCTGCAGGCTCTGCGGGCGTCTGCTCGTGACGCCGATGCCGAAGGCGATCTGGCCGGCGCGCTCCACCAGTGGGACGCGACAGCGGCATTTGCAGAGGAAGTGAAGGTCAGCGCCTCTCGCGATGAAGTCATCGTGCGCAAGACCGAGACGCTCGAAGCAACGATGAATGACACGACGGCGGCTGTGCAGACGATCAGCCAGGCCCAGGTCAATGCCGATGAAAAGGCCTCGACGATGTGGGCTGTGAAGATGCAGCTCAACTCGCAAGGCAAGTACGTTGTTGCCGGTATCGGCCTAGGCATCGAGAACGGGCCAGCGGGCCTGCAGAGCCAGTTCATCATCAATGCCGACAGGTTCGCCGTGGTCAACGACATCAACGGCACTCCCGCATCGTTTTTCGCGATCCAGGATGGGCAGACGTTTATCCAGGCAGCCTTCATCGCTGACGGCACGATCACGAACGCCAAGATCGGGAGCTTCATCAGTTCGACGAACTACGTGCCGGGCGTCCAAGGGTGGCGACTGAACAAGGACGGAACACTCGAGATCAACGGCGCTATTGCGGGGCAGGGACGGCTCACAATCACGCACCGTGCTGTGAAGGTCTTCGACAGCAATGACCGACTGCGCGTGCAACTTGGGGATCTAACGGCATGAGCTATGGCCTACGGACATTCAGTGAAGACGGTGTTGTAGAGCTTGATACCGACAGCTTCACCTACCAAGTTCTTCACAGCCAAACCTATACGCTCACTGGAAATGGGGCAGTCGTTTCTGTCCCCATTTCAGGGTTCAACCCGGCAACATGCACGGCCGTGATCCTTCCAACAACTGCGCGCAAAAACGAGTTCAACGAAAGCGCAATGCCCTATATGAGGGTGGCGGTAGGCAATGTGACCGTGCGATCAAAGCACCCGAACCAGCCCGGCACTGAGGATTCCGGCTCACACATTCAATTTCGTCTTCTTGTAATGAGGTTCAAGAATTGAGCTTTGGACTTTACGTTAGAAATGACGATGACTACGTGCAGATCGACTCCAACAACCCCAGGCTGTGCGCGCTGTACAGCGGGACTTACTCCGCGACAGGCTCAAGCACTGTAGTCGTCTCGTTCCCGGCCCCGATAAGGACGACAGAGCCGCCCTGCATCTTCATTCGCAACTCGCCGAGCCAGCCAGACATTCTCTATCGGGAAATGACAATTACCGGCTCTCCAGGCAACTGGACAGGCTTCAGACTCGAGAGCGGCAATGTGACCTGGCGGCCCACCGGGAAGTGGTTTGCAGCTGTATTTGCCAGCCGCTCAGCAGCGAGCTGGGGACTGAGGATGTGGGATGAGGCCGGAGTCATCATCTACGACTCCGGGTCAACTCCGATCATATTCACCAAGGCCACAAACTCATGGAGCTATCAGGGCATGGTCCAGCTGGCACTGGGGAATGCCTACTACTACCTGTGCGCCGCTGTGGGGGCTCTGGCTTCGGACGAGTACTTCATGATCAACCCGTTTTCTCGTGGGCTCATGGCGCCCAACCAGATCCTCACAAATTGGTGTGGTGCAAGATTCAACTACTCAATCAACCGGCTGCAAATCTATTCAGTCGGGACCACGGGCTGGAGTGATCTGGGTCAGCCCGGAGCTGTTTTTGCCCGCTTGCCAGGGACATAACAGTCGCATTCGAGAATCAACATTACCCGCTGCGGCGGGTTTTTTATTGCCTGGAGAATTTATGCCCTGGTACAGAGAAGGCAAGGTTGCAATCGCGGCCGGACAAACCACCGTAACCGGTACCGGTACAAACTTCGCAGCGAACTCTCGCGTCGGCGATGCTTTGCAGGGGCCTGATGGCCGTTGGTATGAAGTAACGAACATCGCAAGCGGTACAGTGCTTTCAATTTATCCTGCCTATCAAGGTGCCACCATCGCGGCCGGTACCTACGGCCTCGCGCCCATGCAGGGGTATGTCAAAGAAGCAGCCGACCGCCTTCGGCAGATCGTCGAGCAGTTCGGCTCGACTCTGGCGGTGCTCGGCGTTGCCACGACTGCACCGAAGCTTCGGGAGAACATCGGCGCCGCGGCGCGCGGGGCGAATAGCGACATCACGTCACTGACCGGCATGACAACCGCGCTGAGCGTTGCTCAGGGCGGTACAGGCGGCAGCACACAAGCGACCGCCAGGGCAGGCCTGGGCCTAAAGGCTGCCGCAACGGCTGATATCGTCGGCACAGTGAGTCAATCGGGCGGCGTCCCCACGGGTGCAATATTTGAGAAGGGCAGTAACGCTAATGGCAGATACGTGAAGTATGCGGACGGCAGTGCGACCGCCGAGATGACGGTAACCACCACGTCTTTTTCTCCTGTCGCGGGCCTGCACGTCTCCAATGATATGAGCGCTCCGACCCCTATTACGTTCATTGCTGGCAGCGCTGTCCTCTCCGGCAATGACGCGTTAAACAACTCATTTCTGGTCGCGGGCCGGGTAGAACCCAACAACATCAGTGTGAAGGCCTACTTCACTTCATCCCCTGGCGTACCGGTGAGAACCATAAACATTGTTGTGCAAGGGAGGTGGTACTGATGCGCATTAAATTGTCACCGTTCAGTGCAGACGAAACACTCGTGCTCAGCAGGAGCGGCGAATCGATCACGATCAACGGCATGAAGCACGATTTCGAAGCCCTGCCCGACGGCGCGATGCTGCCCGCCACTGCGACGAGCTGCTCTTGGCTCTACGGCGCAATCGAGCGGGTCGCTGGAGAGCTTACGCTGACTGTCAGGCTTCCCCATGGCGCTCAGGCGAGTGAGCAGTCGCGATTCCCAGTGGACATCGTTAATCCGCCAGACGGCCGGGTTCCGCTGCCCACCGACAATGACCCACAGCCAGAACCCCTGGGGCTGGCATGGACGGATACTGTTGGCGTCATCGACTGGTCGCAGATGATCACGGCAGAGATGAAGCAGGATGCGGCTGCAGCGCAGCACCTGGCAAACGTGCAAGCAGAAGCTGCTGTGCGTCGCTCCGCAGCCGACACGGCAATCGCCCCGCTGCAGGATGCCGTCGACCTTGACGAAGCCACCGACGCCGAAGCCGCTGCGTTGAAGGCGTGGAAGAAATACCGAATTGCGCTGGTCCGGCTGCCTGAGCAGCCTGGGTACCCGACCGACATTGACTGGCCCGCACCGCCGGCTTGATCCTGACTGAACACCGACACCCGCCTTGAGCGGGTTTTTTATTGCCTGGAGAAAACATGGCTCGAATTTCTGATTCACTGGCGGGCAGCAAGAATGCACTCGCTTTCCTCGACATGCTGGCCTGGGCTGAGGGCACGTCTATCAGCAAGCACACCCGCGACGACGGCTATGACGTGGTTGTCGGCGGTATCGATAGCCCGAACACCTTCAAGAGCTACAGCGCCCACCCTGGCGTGCTGGTGACCGTGAACAACAAGGGCCTGAAGTCCACGGCCGCAGGCCGGTACCAGCAACTCCAGCGCTACTGGCCGCACTACCGCGACCTGCTCAAGCTGCCCGACTTCGGGCCCACCAGTCAGGACAAGCTTGCCCTGCACCTGATCAAGGAGCGCGGCGCCTTGGCGGACGTGCACGCCGGCCGTATCCAGTCGGCGATCACGAAGTGCCGGAATATCTGGGCCAGCCTGCCGGGCGCCGGGTACGGGCAGCATGAGCGCAAGCTGGATGACCTGCTGGCGCACTACATCGCGGCCGGCGGGAGGCTGGTGTGA